GGGGACGGGGAGGAACATGGTCAATCTCCGGTTGGCAGTGCGGATCGCACTCACAGGCCCCCAGGCGGGGGCTAGTGGCTGCGGTCAGGCGATTTCGTAGCGGAAGCTGCTGACGCGGACGCAATAGCCCTGCCGGTAGTCGTTGTCGGTGTCGCGGTGCGTGATCCGCACGAGGCCCATCTCGGCAAGCCGGTACATCGCGTCGAGCTCGCGGCTGCCGAACGACAGCCGGCCACCGCGAGCGCCCCGGCCGCTGCCGGCCACGACGGACGCGGCACCGCCGTGCGTTTGAGCGCGGTCTAGCAGGGCCTGCTGGGTTTTGGTGAGCTTGATCATCGTGATCTCCCGGTTGGCAGTAAGGTCAGGCGTTGCGATGGCTTGATTATCGGAGTGCCACTCAGACTGGCCAATTGATTGTTTAAATCACACCGGCCAGCCGATAGGTGCGTGCTATCAGGCAGCCGTCGCGCCGAGCGCCGCCAGCTGCGCCAGGGTGAAGGGCTGAGGGCGATCCTCGGACTGGTCCCGGGTCGCGCCGGACCACGTGCGTGCGCCGCGGGGCGGGCACAGGGGCTTGCCCTCGATCGTCAGGAACTGCTCGGGGTCGAAGCTGCCCCAGGCGGCCGCGTCTGGCCCGATGAGCATCCCGTGCCCGCGGCGGGCCTCGAACGCGCCGATCGCTTGCTGGCCCAGGTGAACGGCCAGAGCGTAGACGGCCGTGGCCTGGAGGCTGTCGATGCCCCAGCTGGATGCCGAGTCGACCTGCGCGATGACGGTGCGCTCGGTGCTCGATTGCGCCACGCGGAGGGCCCGCAGGTTGAAGCCGAAACGCTCGATCGCCTGGACCGTCTGGGTCACGCTGTTCTCGGCGCTAGACGTGCCGACTGCCAGGCCAATGTTGAGGGTGATGGTGGGGGTCATCTCGGTCTCCTGCCCGGGAGCCGCCGGGCGGCGGAGTGCGCGGTGGGCGACACTGGCCTGCCTCCGGGGCAAGCCGCTGCCGCCGCAGCGGGGACGAGTCAGCAGCTGGCCCGGTCAGCGAACCAGTCGCGGGCGACCTGCTGGGCTTCTTGGCGGGTGTCGGCGCACCCAATGTAGTCGCTGCACTCGGGGCTGGCCCAGAGTTCGAACACTTCGGCACCCTCGTCCCACGTCTGCCAGACTTCCAGGCCCTGGCGGGCGTCGCGGGCGATGATGGTGGGGGTTTGCATGTTGGCTCTCCGGTTGACGTTGCGATGACTGGATTATCGGGGCGACAGCCAGACTGGCCAATTGTTTGTGGCTATCGCAAAAGCCGAAATCGATAGCGTACGTCTATGCCAGACACGCAATGCCATGCGCTTTTCACATTGCGGAATGCACCAGCTCAAGTTGTCTCGCATAGCGAGACGGGCGTTTCACAGGTTGAAATGTCGTTGACGGGCGTATCCGGCGACAATCAGACTGTCGCGGGTCAATTTGCAATAGACAGTCACAATGGACAACACTCCGAAGATACAAATCACCCCCGATGGCAGCGGGGGCTACGCGATCCAGGCCGGCGAGCAGACGGCCCAGGCGGCCGACCTGGACCAGCTCCTGGACATGATTCGCGACATGCTCGGTGGCGAAGAGTCGGCCGAGGACAGCTGGGAGGCCGAGGCAGCCGACCGTGGCGATGACGGCTACCGGCGCCCGACAGCCGGGCCGATGCGAGCTCTCTGAGCCCGCGTGCCTGAGATAGGACCCGAACCTTCTTCCGTTTTCCCAGGTAAACAGGCACTGCAACCGCAGGCCAGACACAGTGAGGACACACATGGCATCGCAAACGTACGCAACCGCCCCTTCCCGCAATCCCCATGTCGCGGCCGAGGGTTTCGGCAGTGGCGCAAAGCCGGGCAAGGTGCCTGCGCCCGTGGGCGGCCAGGTCATGGGCAAGGCCCCGGCCAACGCAGACGGCGCCAAGGCCGGCACGCCGCGGGGTTTCGGCGGTGGCTTGATCGATGGCAAGGTCAAGGTCTAACGAGAAAATGACCCCCCTCCCCCCTGTTCGATCGGGGCTGGCGGGTGGTTTCGGCCCCCCTATGCCCCCGCTTTGGGTCCCCGGCGCGCGGGTCCCATCCACTATGGGGGTGTGGCTCGGTCACAACACTCCGGAACTTACTTCGGGGGCCTCATGAGCGACATCGAGAACCGGCGCCGGCAGGGCTTTGCTGAGCTCGCGGGCGATGTCCCTCGCGAGTCGCGGCCGGAGGTCGATGGGTTCGAGCACATGTACGAGCCCCAGATCCGCCGGCCCAACAGGCAGGGCAAGCTCAACCTGCGGGCCGTTGTCGACGTGCTCGACAGCTACGGCCTGGACCCGATCGAAGAGCTGGCCAAGGTCCTCGTGGACAAGGAGCCGGCCCGGTCTCGCGATGGCGCACCGATCATCGACCCCGCGACGGGGCAGCCGGTGATGAAGCCGAAGCTCGACATCGAGACGCACGTCAAGCTGCTGACGGAGCTGGCCCAGTACACGCGGCCGAAGCTGAAGGCGGTGGAGATCACGAACAAGACGCCCGAGCTCAGTGACGAGCAGATCGAGCGTCGGCTGCAGGCGCTCATGGACCGGAATAAGGGAGCCAAGTGATGGAAACGATCAAGAAGCTCTGGGATTACGCGTGCATCACGTGGCTGTCCCTGACGCCCAAGGCGCAGATCACGGTCCTCGTGGCCTTGTTCATCATGTTCTTCGCAGGCGCCGTGCTGGCCCAGGGCAAGACCTGGCAAGTGCTGGAGCACGCGTGTGACAAGTCCGGCGCCGTGAACACGCTGGTCATCGCCGTGGCCGAGCCCGGCTTCGTGCAGATCAGCTGGGATAACGCCCACGTCTGCGGCAAGGCGTCGTGACCGACCTGGCGTCACTGTCCACAGAGGAGAAGCTGGAACTTCTTCAGCTTCTGGAGATCCGCGACCGTCGCCAGCGCGAGAACATGCTGGCGTCGTACAAGCCGTACGCCAAGCAGAAGGAATTCCACAACGCAGGCGCCACGTACCGTGAACGCCTGTTCATGGCTGCTAATCAGTGCTCAGGCCCGTGGACGTGGGTTGAAACGCCGGGCTCCAAGGCCCTGTCCGTAGATACGTTTTTCGAGCCAGGTGCACGTGTTCAAGCGTGGGACGGTGAATCTCGATGTGTCGCTCCAGTGCGGCACGGATATCTGAAGGGCATTGAGAAAGCGTATCGTCTGGTCCTGGAGACGGGAGAGTTCTTTGACGTGACGGCCAGTCACCAAGTGCTGACCGAACAAGGCTGGCTTTCGGTTTCCCGGATAGTGTCGCTTTCAAGTGGTCTGCGTTGCTGGCAAACAACCGAAGATTTTCTGGCCAGTTGTGTTGCGGGTGGCCGTCTACATGATCCACGACTTCCGCTGGATCCAGGTAGCGACCCAGCACGACTTCTAGAACGAGTCGGTGCTCGGGAACGTAGCCTGTGCTTCTCGCTTGAGGATGCAGAGGCGCGTACACGCTCACATACCAGCCTTTTGTCAGACAACGTCCTCCACCCCAACGCTGGCTGTGACCCGCGCCAGATCGAGGCCCTGTGCGCGCAGTTCGCAGGCCCAGCGATGAGCAGTAGCGTTCTACCGTTGACCGGTGAACACCAAGCCTTCTTGCAACTTGCTCGTGTGTCTCACCTTCTTCCTCAATCAGGCGACGAACCTCGTCTCCTTTCTCTACCAGCAGACGTCCTGGTAGGAATTGTGGCTGGATGTTTCTCCTCTGAAGAAAAGACTGCACTACGTGAGTTTTCAGACCGAGTCGCTCGGCTATCTCTTGACGTGTCAGGCCCTGGGAGTTCCATTGAAGAACTTGGTCAAGATGCGGCTCGACTAGGGACGTTCTACCCATTTGATGGTCCTCGGCTGGTTGGTGGGAGGACGATCACTGCCGTCGTCCCGATTGGTTACCAGCCGATTCTAGACTGTCATGTGGACAGGGTCAATTGCTATTGGGCAGGCGGGGTGGTGCATCACAACAGCGGCAAGACGCTATCTGCTGCATACGAGATCGCGATCCACGCCACCGGCCGCTACCCAGACTGGTGGCAAGGCCGTCGGTTCCATCGCCCGGTCAGCATCCTCGTCGGCTCGGAGTCGGGCGAACTGACCCGCAAGGGCCTGCAGCGCCTGATCGTGGGCTCGCCCCAGAAGCGGGAAGAGTGGGGCACTGGTGCGATTCCTAAGGAGTGCCTGGGCAACACGACGATGAAGCCCGGCGTGCCTGACGCGCTGGCCAGCGTGACTGTCAAGAACGAGTACGGCGGAGAGTCCGTCATCCAGTTCAACAGTTATGACCAAGGGCGCATGCAGCACGTTGATAGCCGGGTGCTGACCCCCACCGGCTGGAAACGAATCGGAGACATTCAGCCGGGCGACGAAGTCATCACTGTCGACGGTTCAGCGACGCGTGTGCTCGGCGTATTCCCTCACGGCGTCAAAGACCTGTACGAACTCACGTTTGATTCGGGGATCAAAACCCTAGCTGGTGCCGAGCACCTGTGGCGTGTTGGAGAGCGCACCCGCGGCCCGTGGAGAACGGTCGAGACGGCCGAGCTCATCCATCGCTACGGGGACACTGGCGAAAGGATCAACAGCAACGACCAGGTGTCGATTCCGCACGTCGCTCCCGTTCAGTTCCCAGCCAAGCCAGTTCCGCTTGACCCGTACTTGGTCGGAGCGCTTTTGGGGGACGGTTGCGTTCGCCAGAATCGCGTGCGTTTTACGTCAAAAGATGAGCAGGTCGTGGCAGAGGTCGCAGCCGGAGCGTTTAAATCTGGCGCTCAAATTGCTCGATGGGGCGATATTCAATATGGGTTCAGGGACTCTCAAGGCATTCGAGAAGCCTTAAAAGACCTGGGCCTGGCGGACCTTGGCGCGCTGGAGAAACGAGTTCCTCACGACTACTTGTGGAACGAGCCTGAGGTTCGGTTTGCAGTTCTTCAAGGGCTGATGGACACGGACGGCTCAGTGTCTGTTAAGGGCACCATGTCGTTTTCTACGACCTCGCGTGGCCTGGCCGAGGACGTGTCCTTCCTTGTGCGGTCGTTCGGCGGAAAAGCCATTTTGCGCAGCAAGGGGCAAAAGAACCGCAACAACGAGCTGTTCCTCGTGTCCATTCGGATGCCGGGGCCTCCACCGTTCAGGCTTCAGAGAAAGCTAGACCGCTGCATAAGGCCGGAATCAGAAACGCACCGGCATCTTCTCCGGACAATCAAGAGGGTTGAGCCTGGCGAGGCGGTTTGCATTGCAGTTGAGCACCCGTCTCATCTGTACGTCACCGATGATTTCATCGTCACCCACAACACCAAGTGGCAGGCGGACACGATCGATATCGTTGCGATGGACGAAGAGCCTCCGATGGATATCTACACGGAGGCGCTGACCCGGACCAACGCGACGGGCGGTATCGTCTTCGTCACGTTCACCCCGCTGCTGGGCATGTCCCAGGTGGTCAAGCGCTACCTGACGGAGAAGCCCGAGGGTACGACCGTCATCCGCATGACGATCGACGATGCGGAGCACTACACCCCCGAGGAGCGTGCGCGGATCATCGCCGCCTACCCTGAGCACGAGCGGGAGGCCCGGACGAAGGGCATCCCGATGCTTGGCAGCGGCGCGGTGTTCCCCGTGGCCGAGTCCGCGATCAGCGTGGCACCGTTCGAGATCCCCGCCCATTGGGCACGGATCAACGGGATCGACTTCGGCTGGGACCACCCGACTGGCTTCGTCTGCATGGCCCACGACAGGGACACGGACACGGTCTACGTGTACGACGCCTGGAAGCTGAAGCAGACCCCCGTCATGACTCAGGCCGGGATGGTCGTAGGCAAGGGGTACCAGAACATACCCTGGGCCTGGCCGCATGACGGCCTCCAGCATGACAAGGGGTCTGGCGAAGTCCTGAAGGACCAGTACCAGAAGTTCGGCATGAACATGCTCTCGGAGAGGGCCCAGTTCGAGAACCGTCCTGACGGGAAGCCGGGTGGCAACAGCCTTGAGGCTGGTGTATCGATGATGCTGGAGAGAATGCAAACACGCAGACTACGCGTGTTTTCCAACCTGGAGGACTGGTTCTCGGAGTTCCGGCTGTACCACCGGAAGGAAGGGATCATCGTCAAGGAGGACGACGACATTCTGTCCGCGACGCGCTACGGGATCATGATGCTGCGCAAGGCGAAGACCTTGCTGGAGATGGAACCGAGCCGTGGCACTTTCAACCGACCCGCTGCGAACCTGCCTGTTTTCCAGGTGTTCAACGCGGACTGTGCGTACTGAATCCGCTCGGTGGGGTGGAGACGCGAAGCCTTCGAGCGAATGGTGGCGTGGCGCCGGCCCGCGTAAGAAGGCAGCCGGCACCTGACAAACATGGACCAAGACAAAGACGATGACGCAGTAGGACGCGAGGCCGCTCGACAGGAGCGGCTGCAGGCGTTCGGCCGCTCGCTTGCGTCCATGCGCGACAAGTGGATCCGCTCCCGCGCCGCGACCGGTTGGGACAAGAGGATCGTCGAGTCGCTCGACCAGTACCACGGCAAGGACCCGGCGACGCGGATGGCTGCGTCGATGATGGAGTCGGTCTACCAGGGATACCCGGTCACCGTCCGCGAGGCCCTGCCGACGCGTTCGACGGTGTTCGTCGGTATCACCCGGCAGAAGACCAACAGCGCCGAGGCCCGGCTGGCTGACATCCTGCTGCCCACCGACGACCGCAACTGGGGCATCAAGCCGTCTCCGGACCCCGACCTGGCCAAGGCGATCACGGACGACGACGAGCTCGTCGACCCGGCCACGGGCGAGCCGATCTTGTTCGACATCCAGGGCAACGTCGTCGACAACCCTCAAGAAGGCCGCCCGGCGAAGAAGTCGCAGATCGCCCAGGCCGTTCAACAGGTGGCTAGGCAGGCCGCCGACGCGATGCTGATGGAGATCGACGACCAGCTGGTCGAGTGCGACTACAACGGCGAGATCCGCAAGGTGATCCACGACGCTGCCGTGATGGGCACGGGCGTGATCAAGGGTCCGATGGTGACCCGAAGGACGCGCAAGGCCTGGCGGCAGAAGAAGGATCCGGTCACTGGCGAGAAGATGTACGTGATGGAGATCGTGGACGAGCTCCGCCCGGCCTCGTTCCGCGTCGACCCGCGCTTCGTCTGGGAGGACCCGACCTGCGGTGACGACGTGAAGAAGGGCCGCGGTGTGTTCGAGCTGGCCGAGATCAACGACAAGCAGGTCCGAGACCTGGCCAAGCAGCCCGGGTACATCAAGGCCCAGCTGCGAGAGGTCATCGAGCAGGGGCCGATGCGAAGCGCTGCCCTGTACGAGATCCAGCGCACGGAGATCGACAAGAACAACAGCGAGGACGGGAAGAGCTTCCAGCACTGGATCTACTGGGGCGACCTCGACCGGAAGGACCTGGCCGCGGCTGGGGTCGAGGTGGGCGACGAAGACGACCCGCTCCTGTCGATCAGCGGGTGCGTGGAGATGATCAACGACGTCGTCGTCCGCGCGTACCTGAACCCCCTCGAAGACGGGTCGATCCCGTACGACTTCTACCCCTGGGAGAAGGTCACCAGCTCAGCCCGCGGGTACGGCATTCCGTACCTGATGAAGTCCCAGCAGAGCGTGACCAACTCCGCTTGGCGGATGCTGATGGACAACCTGGGCGTCACCTCGGGCCCTCAGATCGTGGTCAAGCGTGGCGCCGTGACGCCGGCCGACGGTCAGTGGACGCTGACCCCTCGCAAGTTCTGGTACCTGACAGACGACTCGATCGACGTCAACAAGGTCTTCGCCTCGTTCCAGTTCGAGAACCATCAGGCGCAGCTGGCCGCGGTGATCGAGATGGCCGAGAAGATCGTCGACCAGGAGACGGCCACGCCGATGATGGCCCAGGGCCAGCAGGGCTCCGCTCCGGAGACGGTTGGCGGGATGCAGCTGCTGATGAACGGCGCCAACGTGGTCCTGCGCCGGCTGGTCAAGCAGTTCGACGACTACGTCACGAAGCCCCACATCCGTCGCTACTACGACTACAACATGGCGTACAGCGAGAAGGACGAGATCAAGGGCGACTTCCAGATCGACGCACGTGGATCGAGCGCATTGATCATCCGTGACATCCAGAACCAGGCCTTCACGAATCTGTTGGCGATTGGTGGCAATCCTGCATATGCGGAGATGATTGACAGGAAGAAGTTGTTCGAGAAGGCGCTTCGTGCTCAGCAGATCGACCCTCGGGACGTGATGCTGACCGACGAGCAGATCGAAGAGAACCGCAAGGCCAACCCGCCTCAGCCGGATCCGAGGATCGCAGCGGCCCAGATCAACGCCGAGGCCAGGATGATGGAGGCCCAGGCGGTGGCCGCCGGCCGCGCTGCCGAGACCGAGGCCCGCACCGAGAGCGAGGTCGAGAACCGGCGCCTGCGGATGCTGGAGCTGCAGCTCAAGCACGACCTGGCGGTGATGCAGATGGCCACTCAGCAGCAGATCACCGTGCAGCAGGTCAAAGCCCAGCTGGCCCAGACGGCGCTGCACGACAGGACCAAGAAAGAACTCGCGGCGAGCGAGATGATCTTCAAAGAGAAGGACAGCCCTGACGGGCAGGGAATCTGACTATGAGCACTCCCAACAGCAACACCCCCCTGTTCCCCACTTGCGCCCAGGCGCTGACGGTCGCGGACGTGGACCTGCCCCCGGGTTCGATCTACGTCGGCACGGGCGGCGCGGTGTCGGTGATGCCCGCCGACGGCCCGGGCCCGGTGACGTTCGTCGGGATGAACGCCGGCCAGGTCGTCCCCGTGCTGGTCAAGGGCCTGCGCGCGTCCGGCACGACCGCCCAGAACCTGGTCTTCGTTCGCTGACATGACGACCGCGCTCGGGCTCGGACTGGGGATGCCTTTCCGGCGTGGGGGCTTCACCCCGGCGTCTTTGTTTGTTAACGGCGAAGAAGGCGTCTGGTACGACCCGAGCGATTACGGCGTTGGAGGCACCCTCTTCACTGACGCCGCCGGCACGACGCCCGTCACCGCGGTCGAGCAGCCTGTGCGGTTGATGCTGGATAAGTCGAAGGGGCTGGTGCTGGGGCCGGAGTTGCTTGGATCTGGCGTGGTCGGACTTGTTGGCACCGCGACCGCGGCGACGTACAGCACGACCACAGGCGTCGGGTCTGCTACGCGGGTCGATGTAAACAACCAATCTTTTGTGCAGTGGACGCTGCCCAACAGTGTCGAAGGTTATCGCGTCAACATTTCTTGTGCTTCAGGAACACTCTGGATTCGTTCTGGCGGTTCCGGCGGAAATATCGCTTTCACGGTGAACGCCGGAGACACTGTAAACGGCTACGTCACACCGACATCAAATCTGATTACTGTTACGGCAGTATCTGGAACTGCCACCTTTACTGTCAATTCCTTCAAACTCCTCCCCGGCAACCACGCCACCGCCCCCAACGACAGCGCGAGGCCGGTGCTGCGGGCGAGGTATAACCTGCTGGAGCGGACGGAGGAGTTCGAAAATGCCTATTGGGCGAAAAACGCGCTTAATGCTTTTGGATCAGGATCAGTGGCAAACACCAACGCCACAACCGATCCACGTGGAAACAATACGGCGGACTACCTTCAGGAAAACTCTGCAAACAACGTCCATTTCGTCGGAAAAAATATTGCGATTACTGCAGTAGATCATAAATTTTCAATATACGCAAAAGCTGCTGAACGGTCTTTTATCGCTTTAGTTGGTGAATCCAACGGCTCAAAAGCGGCTCGGTTCAATTTATCAAACGGCACGATAGTTAGCACTGGAGCTTTAGCGACTTCTGCAATCGAAAATGCTGGAAATGGTTGGTATCAATGCTCAATTACTTTCACCGGAAGCGGAGTAGCGGCAGACACCTACGTCGCTACGCTTGAGACAGGTGGAGGCAGTCTCGTTTACACCGGCAACGGCACCTCTGGCGTGTATTACTGGGGCGCCGACCTCCGAGTCACCAACGACGCCCTGAACATGCCCGCCTATCAGCGCGTAGCCGCCGCGACGGATTACGATACGAATGGGTTCTTGCCGTATCTTGCATTCGACGGCAACGATGACGCGATGTCCACCTCGGCGATTGATTTCTCCGGCACCGACAAGATGACGGTGGTGTCTGGCGACAGAAAACTTGCGGATGGCGCATTTGGTGTGGTTGTTGAACTTACAGCAGATGCAGACGCAAACGCCGGATCATTTTTGTACGGAGAAGATTCTTCGGCTGGGAACGGGGTGCAAGTAGGCGCCATTGGCGCTCGCGTATACGGCGTTATCACTGGTTCAGCAGCGCCGGTGACATGGATAAACAGCATTGTTTTTGACCGGGCGCTATCAAACCAATCTGAAATAGCGTGGAGGCGCAACGCAACTAGTGTCAGCACCGCCGGTCTATCTGTTCAAGGCGGCGGCACAAGCGGGAATTTTGCAAATTCTGCGCTCAACATCGGCGCAAGAAACAACGGCGCGAGCTTGCGGGCCAACATCCGGCTTTATGGCTTGATCGTCCGCGGAGCCGCATCCAGCGCCGCCGAAATCGCCGCGACGGAAGCGTGGGTCAATGCAAGGACAGGGGCTTACTGATGACCAAATTCAGAACCCTCATCGTCCCCGCAGCCGACGCCCCCGAGGCCCGCAGGATCGCGCAAGGCATCGACCCGCTGAACTACAGTTATATGTGGCGCACGCCCCTCAGCGTGACCGGCGACGAGCCCGCGACGCACTACATCTCGACCGGCTACGTGTCCGATGCCTTCGCCGTCATGGCCCCGTGCACCGAATGGCAGTGGCAGCAAGACGCGGCCGACCCGCAAGCCCCAGGCCAGTGGGTGCAGACCGCGTACTACCCCGGCCGCCCTGACATCGTCGTGGAGCGCTGCGCCGAGGTTGACGTGGAGGTCACCGAGCAGGAAGTCGCGGACCTGTTCTCCCGTGCCGACTCTTCCGAGCAGGAGCCCTTCGTGGCGATGAGCCGCCTCGGCGTGCAGATGGTGAGGACGCCGATGGATGCCGCGGTCCAAACCGACCCGGGACTCGATTGAGCTTGATTTGCGAGGACAGTCTGGCTCACATATCATGGCTTCAGTCTCGATAGCACATCACTATTGCATCGAGAACCACTCCACCAGTGAACGATTTTTCGAACCTCGACTGGGCGCATGTCCAGAAGTGGGCCAATGAAGAGATCGGTCGTTTGCGGCAACGCAACGATTCGATGGAGTTGGACCGCGATCAGACGTGCGCCCTGAGAGGCGAGATACGTGCGCTGAAGAGGCTTCTCGCGTTACCTGAAGAGGTGGCCCGGAAGTCGCGAATGGGGCCCTCGGGCAATCCGACGGCTACCGATCTTTGACGCAAGGGTAGGAAATGGCAGACCAGGAATTGGCTCAAGCGGCAGCCGAGTGGGAATCGGTACAGCGAGAGCGTGAGGGCAGCGAGAATCCGCCGGAGACCCCGCCGGAGAAATTGCCCGAAGCGCCCGCAGTCGAAGCTCAAGTCGAGCAGCAGCCCGAGCAGAAACCGGTCGATCCATACGAGGGGTTGCACCAGGACGTCCGCGCCAGACTGGAGCGGTTCGACCAGATGGCAGCCTCTCAGCAGCAGCTGATCAACGAGCTCAAGGAAGCAAAGGGGCGCATCGGCGCACTGCAGTCCGAGTTTGCGAAAGCCCGCCAGGCGCAGCCTGCCGAGCAGCCGACTCAGAGGCAGATCGCAGCGGCCCAGGCTGACCCTGAGAAGTGGGCAGCTCTGAAGCAGGACTTCCCCGAGTGGGGCGAGGGCATTCAGTCCTATGTCGAGTCCAGGCTGGGCCAGCTCAGCGGCAGCGGTTTGTCGCAGGAGCAGGTCGAGCAACTGGTCTCGCAGAGAACGGGAGAGGCCGCAGCTCTGCTGGAGAAGCAGTACAACGAGGCCCTGGTCTCGGTGAAGCACAAGAGCTGGAGGCAGGACGTGAACACGCCGGAGTTCTCGGCGTGGTTTGCGAACCAGCCAGCAGACGTGCAAGCACTGGCAGGGAGCCGAAACGGTCTCGACGCGATCGAGATGCTGGATCGGTTCCACGCGGACAAGGGCAAGCCGGTGGCAGACGTCAAGGCCGAGAGGCAGCAGAAGCTGCAGGCCGCCGTCACCACCAAGCCGGGGCCGGCGAAGGTCACGAAGACATTCGAAGACATGTCGCCGGCCGAACAGTGGGAATACATGGCCCGTGAGCGCGAGAAAGCACCGGGCTAAACAAGAGGTACCAAGACATGGCAATTCAAGGCTACAGCACCGTCGCATCGCGGAACCTGATCCGCGCTGCCCAGGACATGCTGGCTCACGCTCAGCCGATCACCGTTCTCGGTGACTTCGGCACCCAGCGCCAGATGCCGCAGAACGCGACCGACACGCTGGTCTTCCGTCGCACGCTGCCGTTCGCGGCCAGCACGACCGGCACGACCATCGAGAACTCGCAGCGGTACATCGGCACCCCCGTCGTCGCCCCGAACAACTTCGTTCTGGGTGAGGGCGCGACGCCGAACGCGAACACGTTGGCGTTCCAGGACGTCACCGTCCAGCTGCAGCAGTACGGTCTGCTGTTCAAGTTCTCGTCCAAGGTCGAGCTGCTCTACGAGGATGACATCCCCGGCGAGATGGTCAAGATCACGGGCGAAACGATGGCCGAGGTGCTGGAGCTGGTCCGCTACGGCGTGCTGAAGGCCGGCTCGACGATCGTCTACGCGAACGGCTCCAGCCGGTCGGCGGTCAACACCCCGATCAGCCTGAACGCCCTCCGTCGCGCGGCCCGTACGCTGGAGAGCAACCGCGCCAAGCGCGTGACCTCCCGCCTGGCCCCGGGCGTGAACTTCGGCACCCGTGCGGTCCAGCCGGCGTTCATCGTGTTCGTCCACACGGACGCGGTGGCCGACATCCGCAACTTGCCGGGCTTCACCCGCGTGGAAGAGTACGGCTCGTTCAAGCCGATCCACGAGATGGAGATCGGCGCCTGCGAAGACTTCCGCTTCTTGAAGTCGCCCCTGCTGTCGGCCTTCCTGGCTGCCGGCTCGTCGACCCTCAACGGCTGCCTGTCGCTGGGCGCCGCGAACGTGGACGTGTACCCGTTCCTGGTGATCGGCGAGGACTGCTGGGGCCAGGTCGCGCTGAAGGGCATGAACGCGATCACGCCTCGTGTCCTGAAGTCGGGCGACATCAACCACGCCAACCCGCTGGGCCAGTTCGGCTACGTGGGCGCGAGCACCTGGTTCGCCGCCGTCCGCCTCAACGAGGCCTGGATGGCGCGTATCGAGTGCGGCGTGACGGCGCTCTGATGGCTGAAATGACCGCCCGGGATGACCGGGCGGTCTTCTGAACGAAAGGAAGCATCCTCATGGCAGGAGCTCAGTTCTACAAGCTGGTGAACGACGATCGGTTTGGCACTGTCCAGGCCGACACGTTCCTCGGCCCGCTGCAGGCACCCGGTACCCAGAACACCCTGACCCTTCAAGCCTACCAAGCGATCGTCACGGTCGCCAACGGGGCAACGACGGGCAAGGAAGCTGCGATCGGAATGCCGGCCAACTTCATCCCGATGTGCGTCGCCGTCCACGTCCTCGTGGCAGCGACCAACGCGGTCAACCTGGTCGACATCGGTGACGATGCCGACACCGATTCCTACACCGACGGCATCGCTGTCGCAGTGAATTCGACCGGATTCAAGGGCGTCTTCGGATGCAACGGGGTCCGCGGAATCACTGGCCTGACTGGCGCCACGACGACCCCTGACGAGGTCGAAGTCGTGGTCTCGGCAGACCCGGGCGCAACCGGCGTGACGGTCCGACTGACTTTCATGGGCATCGTCGCTGCCTGATCAAGACACGAAAGGAACACATCTCATGTCCTACAACCTCGAACAAGGCTCGGGCTACACCGCCCAGTTCGGCAACGCCGTGTACGCCAACAGCGCGGGCGCGAACACGAACATCAGCACGACCAACGCCACGACCTACACGATCGGCGGCGTGCAGTACAACGTGGCCACGATCAGCGCGGCCGCCGCCCCGACGACCGACATCCGCACGGGCGTCGCTCCCCCGGCCCTGCTGGGCGGCCAGGCGTGCGTGGTCCTGATCGGCCTGAACGCCTCGGGCGCGCTGCGGTTCGTGCAAGGCCCGATCGTTCCCTTCCCGACCGGCACCGGCATCGGCGAGGCTTCGCTGCCGTTCGCTCCCGTCCCGGCCAACTTCTGCCCGATCGCGTACCAGGTCATCAAGAACAAGAACACGGCCGGCACCGCCGCCTGGACCTTCGGCACGAGCAACTTCAACGCGGCCAACATCTCGACCGAGACCGCGGTGCAACTGCACACGCTGCCGAACGTCGTCGTGACCAACGCCGCGGTCTGACGACTCTCTCGTCATAAGGGCCTGAGCCATCGCTAAGGCGGCGGCCGGGCCCTTTTTCACATCACCACCAGAGGAACCACCATCATGGCACGCAAATCCGAACACATCGCAAGCCTTCTCGACGCGGGGGTCGACGTCATCGACGACCAGCCCGAGATCCAGGTCGTGTCCGAGACCGACCTGGGCAAGCTCGCGGCCGACGAGTCGTTCATGAACGAGATCGTCACGATCGTCGTGCACCCGACGACCGACCCGAACGCGGCACCGTACTGCGTCCTGAACGTCAACGGCGAGCGCGCGGTCGTGTTCCGCAACGCGCCCGTCAAGCTGAAGCGCAAGTTCGTGGAGGTCCTCTCGCGGATGAAGGAGACCCGCTGGCTGCAGAGCGTCCCCGAGGGCTACGTCGGCCAGGTCGACATGGGCAGCCTGCGCGGCCACACGGGCCTCGTGTACCCGTTCTCCGTGACCGAGGACAAGAACCCGAAGGGCAGCGCCTGGCTGGCCAACATCCTGGCGGAGCCTGCCTGACATGGCCACCTTCCTGCAGCTCGTCAATCTGGCTCGTACCGAGGCGGGTGTCGCAGGCGGTGACCTGGTCACGCTCCAGTCCGGGCTGAGCACGGAATCGTCCCGGTTCAAGACTTGGGTCGCGAACGCCTGGAACGACATCCAGACCAGCCAGCCCGACTGGCAGTTCATGCGCTTCAGCGGGGAGTTCAACACCTCCCCGAACCAGGCCATGTACACGCCCCAGCAGGCCAAGGCCACGAACGACGGGACGGCCTCCGGGACGCCCATCCTGGGCGCCTGGAAGAGGGACAGCTTCCGGGTCTCGACCGCTGGCAACAACTACGCGGACGAGATGCTGTGCGGGTACATGCCCTGGTGGCAGTACAGAAATCTGTACCAGTACGGGACCATGCGCGCACAGCGCAGCCGGCCTGTCGTGTTCAGCATCGACCCGCAGAAGAACCTCTACTTCGGGATCATCCCCGACGGCGCGTACACGATTGGGTACGAGTTCTACCGCACCCCCGTGGCGCTGAGCGCCGACGCTGACGCACCGGTCATGCCGGACAGGTTCCACAACCTGATCGCGTACAAGGCCCTGCGCGCGTACGGCATCTTCATGTCCGCGCCCGAGGTCATCGGCCGCGCAGACGACAGGATCTCGCAGCTTGAGCCTGCGCTCTTGATCGACCAGCTCCTGCCCGTGGAGAGCGGACCCCCGCTGGCCTGATATGGTCCCCATCCGCACGTCGCCGGTACGATATGACACGTTCCAGCTGGCTGGCGGCCTGGACCTGATCACGCCCACCCTGAGCCTGCCTCCGGGCGTGGCGAGGGACGCGCAGAACTTCGAGGTCAGCACGACCGGGGGCTACAGCCGCATCTCCGGCTACGAGCGTTTCGACGGGCGCAAGAGCCCGAGCACGGCCTCGTTCACGATCATCACGCTGAGCTCCGTGGTCGGGGTGTCCGTGGGCAGCACGATCAAGAACCTGGCCAACACGATCAACGGCGTGGTCGCCGCGGTCGAGGGCAACAACGTCATCTACACGAAGGCCGTCGGCACGTTCACGGTCAGCACGAGCGTGTACATCGGTGTGAGCCTGATCGGCACGGTCACGGCTGTCGGCGTGGCCCCGGCCAACTCGCTTGCGATTGCGACCTACACCGCGGCCGCGTCGGACATCTACCGTGCGGACATCGCGGCTGTACCGGGCAGCGGCCCGATCCGCGGCGTCGCGTACCTCGGCAACACGGTCTACGCGTGGCGGAACAATGTCGGTGCCACGGCGATGGCGATCTACAAGTCGAGCGCCACCGGGTGGACCAGCGTCGCTCTGGGCTGGGAGCTGCCTTTTACTGGCGGCACCGGCACGGCGATCGTCGCCGGGGACACTGTCGTTGGTGCTACCAGCGGGGCGACGGGCGTGGTCGCGAGGGTCGTTCTGGAAAACGGCACGACCTGGAACGGAGGCTCTGGCAGGCTGGTCCTGTCGAGCACGACCGGGACCTTTTCCGCGGCGGAGCACCTGAACGTCACCACGAAGCGGGCCGACTGCGCTGGCGCTGCGACCGCAATCACCTTGCAGCCTGGCGGACGCGTGGAGACGGTCATTGCCAACATGGGCGGCGCTGGTGCAACCAACAGGCTCTACGGCGCCGACGGGGTGAACAGGGGCTTCGAGTTCGACGGCACGGTCTATGTGCCGATCAAGACGGGGATGGCTGTCGACACGCCCCTGCACGTCTCCGTCCACAAGAACTACCTCTTCTTCAGCTTCGGGTCGTCGGTCCAGTACAGCGGCCTGGGCACGCCTTACGTGTGGTCGATCGTCCTCGGGGCCGGCGAGCTGGTGATGCCGGAGACGGTCACTTGTTTCCAGTCAATGCCCGGAGACGAAACAACCGGGTCTCTCGCGATTTACGGAAAGAACAACACGTTCATCCTATACGGCACCGTCGCATCCCAGTGGAACCTGGTGCAGTACGACAGGGGCACGGGCGCGGCCGCGTACACGGTTCAAACGGTCAGCGACGCATACGGGCTGGACGACAGAGGCGTGATGTCTCTGCGCACCTCTCGTGCGTTCGGCAACTTCAACACCTCTGCTTTGACTCTGCAACTGCGCCCGTTCATCCAGAGCCACCGCGGCCAGGCGACGGCCAGCGGTGTCAGCCGGGAGAAGAGCCAGTACCGGGTGTTCTATGGCGACGGTTTCGGCTTGTACGTGACGATCGCCAACGGCCGCCTGCTGGGATCGATGCCTGTCTACTTCCCGAACGCTGTCGAGTGCTGGTGCGAGGGCGAGTCGTCGGCCGGCTCGGAGGTGAGCTTCTTCGGGTCGGACAATGGCTACGTCTACCAGATGGAGACCGGCCCAGACTTCGACGGCGCTGCGATCAGCGCGTACCTGCGGCTCAACTACGCGTCAGAGGGCAACGCTCGTGTGCTGAAGAGGTACCGCAGGGCGTCCCTGGAGATCACCGGCAGCGGGTACGCCGCTTTCGACTTCGGCTACTCGCTCGGGTACGGGTCGTCTGCGATCGACCAGCCGCCGGAGACTTCGTATGCGGTCCCGTTCTCGGGGTCGTTCTGGGACTCTTTCGTGTGGGACGCGTTCATCTGGGACGGGCAAACGCTGTTCCCTGCTGAGACACAGGTCGACGGGACGGCGGAGAACATCGCCATGATCGTCAACACGAACAGCAGGCTCAACCAGCCGTTCACTATCAACAGCATCACGCTGCACTATTCGCCTCGTCGAGGAATCCGGTAATGGCAAATCCGTACTACACCCCGACTGGTTACCCCGCGACCGGAGCCTCCGGGTCGTCCGCTTCGATGCGCTCGGAGCTGGCGTTGGTGGAGGACGGTTTCGACCTGTTGCCCACACTCTCCGGCAACGGCGGGAAGCACGTGACGATCAACGCTGGTGGAACGGCGTTGGTGGCTTCGGGGGTTGTTTCGGAGTCCGGGTCTACCTTGACCGTCGCGGGCAACCTTTCGGTAACGGGCACCACGAGTTTGACGTCGCCCCTACCCGCAGCCTCGGGCGGCACGGGTCAGTCTTCGTACACGGCGGGGGATCTGCTGTATGCGACGGGCGCGACGGCGCTGAGCAAGCTGGGAGTGGGCACGGCTGATCAGGTACTGACTTCGTCTGGTACTGCGCCGCAGTGGAGTTCGGGTCTGACGCTGACGACGCTGACGGCGTCGGGTACGGTGTCTTTCACGGGCGGCACGGTCACGCTGGGCAGCTCCACGGGTGCCTCGACGCTGGGTCTGGGGACCGGCGCCACGTTGTCCGGTCAGACGAAGACCATCAACATCGGCACCGCTGGCGTCAGCGGCAGCACGACCAACATCAACATCGGCTCCGCGGTGTCGGGGTCTACGACGAGCATCATCTTCAACTCGGGCGGCGCCGAGGCTGGGCGGTTCAGTGGGGGCAACCTCGGCGTTGGTACCTCCTCTCCCGCTCAGCTCATCGACGCCGTTCGGTCGCATAACGCAGGCACGAGCGTCACCGTCCGCAATGCGAACACCGGGGCTTCAGCCAACGCGCAGTTCATTGCCAACGCGGACACGACTGTGGGCCGCTTCTCGGTATATTCCTCCGGTGCGGGGGCGCTTGCCAACCTCGTCGCCATCGAGCAGTCGACCAACAACCCGATTGTTTTCTACCTGAACAGCACGGAGCGGGTTCGGATCACCGGAAGCGGTGATGTTGGTATTGGGACGAACGCTCCAAGCCAAAAACTTGACGTCAACGGTTCTGTTCAGCTTCAGGCCACAGGCACTCTTTATCTTAACAACGTCGACAACACCAACCAATACTACTTCCAAAACATTGGCGGAAGTGGTGCGAACAACGCCGTATTGACGTTGTCCAGAACGAATGCTGGCGAGACGCTTCGGGTTGACGCGTCCGGCAACCTCGGGATTGGGACGAACAATCCCGCAACACGTCTTGACCTCGGGGGCGGCTCACTGACCCTCGCTGGTAGTACCGCTGCTAACGCACGCATCAATCTATACCGCGCCTCGGCCAGTGATCTTGCCGCAATCGGAACTGAAAGTGGCGGCGGCATTACGTTCACGACGGGCACCAGCGCCCCGGCCGAACGCGTCCGGATCGACTCCAGCGGCAACCTCGGGGTTGGTACCCTCGGCTTCACCGCCCGCGGCAACCTCGACATCAGCACTGGTAACCTCACCACCGCGCAGACGCGCAACCTTCACTTCGGCTATTCCGCTGCGGACTACTACGGCTGGCGGATTTCCAATACCAACACGCCGACAGTCACGGCAGCCGGTACGTTGTCCTTCCAGCGCGGCACGCTTTCCGCCTGGGTCGATGCGGTGACGTTGGATGACAACGGCAACCTCCTTGTCGGGACCACCACGGCCAATGGCCGCCTGAGCGTCACTGCTGCAGCTTCGCAGTTATATGGTGACTTTGACGCGCCGACTAACGGATTTGCTTATTTTCGTTACCGCGTTAACGGTAGCGTTCTTGGCTATATAGGCCAAGCCAGCGGCATTGTTACTGCAGGCAACACAACTGATTTTTCTCTTCGTGCAGAGCAAGTTTTTTCGATTTCTACTGGTGGCGCCACCGAACGCGCCCGGATCGACTCCAGCGGCAACGTCTTCATCAACACCACCACGACTTCTCAAGGCGGCAGCCCGAAGCTGGTGGTCAACGGCGGAGCAGGGCAAGCTATTGAAGCCCGTGTAACCGATGCCGGTTTCTACCCATTAATTTGCGGCAACACTGCAACTTCTGGCGACAATCAGTTCATATTTTTTGGCACCGAAGCAGGCGGCACCACCGCTCGCGGCTCCATCTCCTACAACCGCTCCGGTGGTTTGACCGCGTACAACACCACCTCGGACTACCGTGCCAAGGACATCCTGGGCCCCGTTGCCGACCCCGGCGATGTCATCGACTCGTTGAAGGTCTACACGGGCAAGATGAAGGGCGCCACGGTCGAGCGCCCGATGCTGGTGGCTCACGAGACCCAGGCTGTTGCTCCCTACGCGGTCACGGGTGAGAAGGACGCCGTCAACGAAGACGGCACGCCGAAGTTCCAGCAGATGGACGTGTCTTCCCTGGTGCCGCTGCTGATTGCCGAGATCCAAACCCTGCGCGCCCGCGTGGCCGCTCTGGAGGCCCAATGATCGACAAGGACAAGCTATTCCACGCCGCCGCTGGTGCGGTCACGGTCATCGGTGCGTTCGTCGCGATCATGCTCTACAGCGCCTTCGGCTGGGGCCCTGCCTTTGCCTTCGCCAGCACCGCGGTGGGCATCGGCTATGAGGTGGTTCAGGGCCTGCGCAACGAAGGCGATCCCGACCCTGTCGACGCTGCATTCACCGCAGCCCCTGGCTGGCTGGCCTGGGCCCTGATCGAACTCACGAGGGTCGCATGATCGGCGAATTCATCGCCCTGCTCTTCCTCAGCCGTGAGGTGGCCCACCGGGCCCACCTGGCCACGACGAGCTATTCGCAGCACATGGCCCTGGGCGCCTTCTACGAGGGCATCGTGCCCTTGGTCGACACGCTGGCCGAGGCATACCAGGGCCGCAACGGACTCATCGACGACATCCCCATTCTCGATCGCGAGTCTCCGGCGGACATCCTCGACACCCTCACCGCGCACCTGGCGTGGGTCGAGGCGAACAGGTACGAGGCGGCCCCCAAGGAAGACAGCACGCTGCAGAACATCATCGACGAGATCATCTCTCTGTACCTGTCGACGTTTTACAAATTGAAGAACCTGAAGTGAGGACATGATGCCCGCGGACTTCGCCGACACCGGATCTCAGCGACGCAAGCTGACCTTCGACCCGACGATCAACCTCGGGCACATCCTCACCGCGGCCGCAATGCTGGCCAGCGGAATCGCAGCGTACAACACGCTCGACAAGCGCGTGGCCGTGATCGAGGTCCAGCACACCGCGGCCAAGGAGCACCAGGCGCTGAAAGACTCATCCCAGGACCTGATGCTGCGCGAGTCCGTGCTGAGGATCCAGGAAACCCTGACCCGGCTCGACCAGGAGCGGAGGAACAGCAAATGATGCACCCGATCATCGAAGAGGCCCGCCCGGCGCTGGTCAAGCTCCTCAAGCGTGAGGAGGGGCTTCGCCTCAAGCCGTACCTTTGCAGCGCTGGCGTGCCCACGATCGGTGTCGGCGCAACGACCTACCCTGACGGCACGCCCGTCCGGCTGAGTGACCCGCCGATCACCGAGAAGATGGCCATGCAGATGCTGGCCGTCGAGGCCGACCGGTACATGCAGTCGGCCCTGGAGGTGTGCAAGGTATGGCCGACCGTCAACCAGCTCTGCGCGATGGCGAGCCTGGCGTACAACATCGGCGTGGCCGGGTTCAAAAGTTCGAGCGTCGCTCGCCTGCACAACCGTGGCGACCACGAAGGCGCCGCTCGCGCATTCAACCTGTGGAACCAGGCCACGGTCAAAGGGCGTCGTCAGGTTCTTCCGGGTCTCGTCGCGCGTCGGGCGCGTGAGGCTGCCCTCTACCTGACCCCTTCCGACGACGAGCAGGTCGCCCCCGTTCCGCAGGCGGTGGCCTCTGAGTCGAGACTGGCCGCGTCCCCGATCGCAGCCAGCGGAGCCTCGGTCACGATCGGCGGCACCGCTCTCGGTTTCGCACCCGCACTGGACGGCCTGCAGCAGGCCTCGCAGGCGGTGGACACGAGCACCGGCATGCTGGCCAAGATCAAGGACACGACGATGATGCACCCGTCGGTGATCCTCGGCGTTCTCCTGGTGATCGCTGGCGCGGTCATCGTCTGGCAGCGCTACAAGCAGCGCTCTGGCGGGTGGGCGTGATGGAAGAGCGCCGATACGCGAGCAGGAAGTTCCTGATCGCAGTCGTCCTGGTCGCGGCCACGATGGCTCTTTTCGTCTTGGGCCGTATCGACGCCGTGCTGTGGGCTGACGTGACCAAGTGGATCGTCGGTCTTTACTACGCTGGCAATGTCGGAACGTGGCTGACTGAAGCCATCCGGAGCAAGAATTGATACCCGCAGCAGCCCTGCCGTATTTCTTCGCCGCGGCTCTTGTTGCGGCGGGGATGGCGTACGTGCAGGGCCGAAGGGATGGCCGCGAGCTGGAGACCGCACGTGCAGCACGTGAGCACCAGATCGCGGTCATGGCCGTGGACAAGGCTTCGAGCGCTGCCGCGGCCGCGATCAGAGAGATCAAGGTCACCAACACCACCATCAAGCAGAGGGTCGAGCGTGAGATTCAAACTCGTGTTGAGTACCGCGACTGCCGCCATGCTCCTGGGGTGCTCGACGACATCAACGAAACCCTCACCGGCAAACGGCCCAAGCCCCCTGGTGGTGGCGTCGTGCCCTCCGCTAACTCCGCTGGACGATGACACTTTCGGGGCCACCACGCGCAAGCTGATCGAGGTGGCGGGAATCTACAGGGAGTGCAGGGCTGCGATCGGATTGAAGGACTGAAATGGCAACGACGAACCCGTTCAACATCAAACCGACTTCGGCCCCCAGCGGGGGGATCCTGACGTCTGCCATGCAGAACGTGAGCGCACCGAACACGACCGGCTCGGTGGCTCAGGTCAACACGGGCGCGTTCAACCCGTTTGCCCCGACCGCGGGTTCGATGACTGCCTCCGGGTACGGCGCCACGGGGGCGAACGCGACCGGCTACGGCGCGACCTCCGCCGGCTCGCAGGGGTACAACGCCGCGGCCCAGAGCGCGACCGGTTACGGCACGAGGGACGCCGGGGCTCAGGGCTACAACGCGGCCAGCACCTACGGGACTGGCTATGGCGCCTCGACCGCCGGCTCGCAGGGCTACGGCGCGTCCAACGCCGGCTCGCAGGGCTACGGCGCGGCCACTACCGGGGCTCAGGGCTACGGCGCGGCAGGGGTCGGCTCGCAGGGGTACAACGCTGCGGCCGCCGGCTCGCAGGGGTACCGGGCCGTGGACGCGGCCTCGCGCGGGTTCGACGCCGTCAACCAGCGATTCCAGGGCTACAACGCCGACGACGCGGCCTCGCGTGGCTACGACGCTACGGGGATGTCCGCGACCAACTGGAACCTGAACCCGCAGCAGACTGTCGCCGGTCAAGCGCGTGGTCTTCTGGACAGCAGCAACCCGCTCCTTCAGCGTGCCCAGGCTCTCGGTCTGGAGCAGGCCGCCTCTCGTGGTCTCCTGAACAGCAGCATGGCTGCCCAGCTCGGGACCAACGCAATGCTCGACCGGGCTCTGCAGATCGCTGGCGCGGACGCGCAAGCCAACCTTGCCTCGGGTCAGTTCAACGCACAGGCGGCCAATGCCGCAGCCGCAGCGAACCAGGCCGCAGCGAACCAGGCGGCTCAGTTCGGAGCCGGTGCGTTCAACCAGGCCGCTCTCGCCAATGCTGCCGCACGCAACCAGGCCGCTCAGTTCGGTGCTGGGGCAGCGAATGCCGCATTCTCCGCGGACGCCGCAGCCGCCAACCGGGCCGCCGAGTTCGGTGCGGGCGCGTTCAACCAGGCCGCGCTGGCCAACGCTGCAGCGCAGAACCGCGCGGGCGAGTTCAGCTCCGCGGCTGTCAACGCTGCCGCCCTGCAGAATGCCCAGCTGGCCTCGCGCGCGAGCGAGTTCGGCGCGGGTGCGGCCAACACCGCGGCGCTGTCGACTCAGGCTGCGCTGAACCGCGCTTCGGAGTTCGGTGCCGCCGCTCAGAACCAGGCCCTCTTGTCCAACCAGGCCGCGTTCAACCAGGCTTCGCAGTTCGGCGCGAACGCAGCCAACACCGCCGCACTGGCCAACGCCGCTGCGCAGAACCAGGCTGCTCAGTTCGGTGCTGCGTCCGCCAACACTGCGGCCCTGACCAACCGCGACGCGCTCAACCAGGCGGCGCAGTTCGGGGCTTCCGCGCAGAACCAGGCCCTCCTGCAGAACGCGCAGCTGGCTTCGCGGGCGGGCGAGTTCGGCGCCGCGGCGCAGAACCAGGCCGCGCTGGCGAACGCTGCCGCGGCCAACGAGGCGGCTCAGTTCGGCGCAGCCGCGCAGAACCAGGCCGCGGCCGCGAACGCTGCCGCGCTGAATCGCGCTGGCGAGTTCGGTGCGGGGGCAGCCAACACCGCCGCGCTGGCCAACGCAGCGGCGATGAATCAGGCCGGTCAGTTCGGTGCTGCAGCCCAGAACCAGGTCGCCCTCGCGAACCAGGCCGCGTTCAACCAGGCCGCGCAGTTCGGTGCTGCCGCTCAGAATGCAGCTGCCTCGCAGAACGCCCAGGCTCAGAACGCTCTCCAGCAGCAGCAATACGGTCTGCTGGCGAACGCGATGTCTCAGAACGCACAGGCTCAGAACCAGGCCGTGTCTCAAACTGCGCAGATGATGATGCAGGCCGGGCTGGCCAATCAAAGCCAGGCTTTTCAGGCCGCGTCGATGCAGTACGACGCCGCGTTCAAGGCTTCGATGGCCGACGCTGACGCGAACAACCGGATGGCCCTGACCCAGCTCGACGGTCAGATCAAGAACGGTCTGGCCAACATCGAGGCCCAGTTCAAGACCCAGATGCAGGCGAGCCAGTCGGCCTCGACGATGTACGCGCAGACGATCCAGGCGCTGGGCCAGATCATGAACAACAAGGACCTCGACGCTGGCGCACGCAACAACATGGTCAACCAGCAGATGTCCGTCCTCGCCAACGGCCTCGCGCTGCAGGGCTCGATCAGCAACATCTCTGGGCTGGACAGTTACATCCAGGACATCCGCAACACGTTCGGTCAGGCAGGCCCTGCACCCGCCCCTGCGCCATCTCCCGGAGCTCCCGCGCCCGGGTCGCCCGGGTCACCCGGGTCGCCCGCTCCCGCGCCCGGAGGCGGCTACAACTACAACACGGGCGGGTACGACTACTACTTCCCGGAACGGTAAGGTATCCGAAACATGTTCGAGCGCGTCGCTGATCCCTGGCAGGAGACGTTCTACGAGAAGGACGGCCAACGCGTGGCCAGGCTCATGCACGTCGGCACGGAGGTCCACTTCGAGATCTTGCCCGAGTACCGTCACAAGGTCATTTTCAGGGACGTCACACGGGAATTCCTCAAGCCGGTCTTCGACAAGCAGGGGTTCCTCACGACCAAGGCCCCGGTCGATGACGTGGTCAACCAGAGGTTTGTGCGCAGGCTCGGCTTCGTCGAGACCTGGTCGGACGGGATCTATCGCTACTACATGATGACGGCCCTGCCGTTCGAGAAGAAGGAACACTGACATGCCAGCAGCAATACCACTCGTAGGGGCGGCGTTCAGCATCGGCGGCGGACTGGCTGCAGCGGGCACCGCCGCGGGACTGGGCGGCACCATCGCCGGGGGTCTTGCCGCGGTCAGCGCTGGCGGACTGACCGCGCTGGGGCTAACTGGCGGCCTGATGGTCGCAGGCGGGGCCCTGACCGCGATCGGCACCCTGACAGGCAACAAGAAGCTGGCCACGATCGGGTCTGTTCTTGGCCTCGCGGGCGGCATCGGCAGCGCTCTCGGCAAGGGCGCGGAGACCGCCGCTGCCGACGTTGCTGGAAGCGCCGCTGGGGAGGCCGGGGCCAGCACGACGGCCAACGTGGGCGGGGAGATCGCTCAGGGAGCTGTTGCGGATGCGGCAACGAGTGTTGCCGAGTCAGCATCGAAAACGGCCAGCGCCACTGGCGAAGCTCTGCGTGGTGGCGGGCTGATCGAGTCTGCCACCCAGGGCCCTCTGGACGCTCTTGGCCAGGAGGCCGCCGCGGCGTCGTTCGCTCCGCCGGCTGCTCCGGCCGCGGAGGCGCTGACCGGCACCCCGATGGCCGCGCCTGGCGCTCCCGCGCCCGCGGTCGTGGCCCCGAGCGAGGCCGCGAGGAACTACGGCACGTACGCCACCGAGAGCCGCAACTTCGTCCCGAACATGGCCGGCGGCCCCGACACCGGAACCGGCTGGTGGGACAAGATGAAGGACTTCGGGAAGGACTTCGCCAAGTTCACCAAGGAGAACCCGACCCTGACCCAAGTGGGTGGCGGGCTGATCTACGGCGTGGCGCAGGGTATCGGCCAGGATAACGCCGTCAAGAAGCAGGCCGCCGAGCGGAAGAAATACGACGAGTGGGTATCCCAGAGGTACAGTGACAGTGTCCGCAATCTCACGATTGGTGCTGTAGGGGGCAGGAAGCCTGTCCCATCTGGAGGCATAATCGGGGGAGCGAGGGGTTGACATGGCTGGAATGATCGACGAAGCGCGCGGGCAGGAGAAACCTGAGGGCGAAACTACGCCTAAGGCGGATAGCCTGACTGTCACCCCCAAGAGCGTCCGCTCGAAAATGAGCATGCCCAAGGACATGGGCGCTGCCTATGACGCGGTCATCTCCGCGGCCAAGCGGATCATGTACAGCGAGGAGATGAAGCCCCAGATGGTGGAGCTCTTGCGCGGCCCGGGCGAGCTCGGGGACAAGATCGGCCAGGGCGTTGTCGCTCTGATGGCGATCCTGTACACGCAGACCAACGGCACGATGCCGCCGCAGTTGATCATCCCCGCCGCCACCGAGCTGGTCGCCGAGGCTGGCGACTTCCTCAAGAAGGTCGGCGTCAAGGTCACCGACAACGACATCGCAGAGGGCATGGCCGCGGTGGTCGAGCAGATCCTCGGCACGGCCGGTATCCAGCCCGAGCAGATCCCTGAGCTGCTTTCCCAGCAGGGTCAGCCGCAGCCCCAGCAGGCCGCTCCGGGCGGCGCACCCGAGCTGTCGCCTGACGGCCGTCCGATGGGAGGCTTCGAGCCATGAGCCTGAAGGGAATCATCGCAGGGGCGCTCGGCGGCGTTGGGTCGGCGGTGGCCAAGATCGGCGCCGAGGAGATGGCCCAGCAGAACCGGATGGCGATCTACGACAAGCAGGCCGAGCTGGAGGAGCGCAAGCTCCGCCTGGCCGACGAGCTGTCTCGCTCCCGCGCCGAGTGGGAGGTCAGCACCGACGGTCTGGGCGGGAAGAAGATCGAGTTCGAGACACAGCGGACAGCAAAGGTGGGCGCTGCTCAAACCGGGGTCGAGGTCGAACGTGAGAGGACTTTGGCCCCCGAGCGGCAGAAGAGCGCCGTCAACCAGGCGGTGGCGGTCAAGACCGCAGAGGGCAATCTGGAGCGCGAGCAGACGATTGCACGTGGTACGGACAATCAGTACCTGGCCGCCTTCCGTGCGATGAACGACGCGAAGGAAAGCTCCGCATCGCGTGCCTCGGCGGCCGCGGCCTTCTACGAGCTCACCCGAAAGAGGACGGCGGACAAGCTGCGCGACCAAGCGGCGGATGCCCTCAAGGCCGGCGACAAGGAGAGCGCTGACAACCTGATCCGTCAGGCGGACGTCGTGGTCGGCAAGGTCTCGGCGAAGAGCTACAGCGACGTCGTCGGGGCGATGAAGGTCCTCGAAGGCCAGGCCGCGGCACTGCTGGACCCGATGAAGGGTGGCGACCCGGACAAGCCCGAGAACGTGGCCGAGGCCAACGCGATCCGTCAGCAGATCCGCACGCTGGGGGAGAACATCGGCTCGGCCAAGGGTTTGGGCGCTGGCGGCGGGGCGCCCCCTCCGGCCCCGGCAGTGGTGCCATCGGCAGCAGTCGAAGCCCTTCGCAAGAACCCCTCCCGCGCTGCTGAGTTTGACGCCAAGTACGGCGCGGGCGCGTCCAAGCAATACCTGAAGTAGCTTGATGGCCAACTTCTTCGATCAGTTCGACAAGCCCGCGAAGGGTAACTTCTTCGATCAGTTTGACGGCCCTGAAAAGAAAGAAGGCGCCTTCGAACGGGCTGCGCGTATTGCCCGCGACGAGGACGGCGGCGTTCTGCCCGCGGTGGGATCGCTCATCGCGTCGGCCCTGCCCGAGGGTGGCGACAAGAGAACCGCTGGCGGCTTCTTCAAAGACACCGCTGTCGACCTCACCCGTGGCGTGGTCGGTCTGGGTCAGAGCGCGGTCGGCTTGGGCAACCTTGCCCGGGGGGTGATCGGGACGGTCGCATTCGGCGGGCTTGTCAGCCCGGGCGCTCTCGGCAAAGACCTGGAGGACCTTGGGTACAGCGGCGAGCAGACCCAGAAATTCCTTAGCGGTCTGTACACGCAGGACCGCCAGGAGGCGGACCGGAACGTCGAAGAGGCGAAGGGCTTCTTCAACACGCTCGGCGCCCTGGCCGTCAACCCCAGCTCGCTGGTGGGCCAGGTCGTTCAGTCTGTCCCCCAGACGGTCGCTGCTGGTGCTGCTGGCGGGGCCATCGTCCGCGCGCTGCTGCCTGGGGCGACCCAGGCCGCGGCTGCTGCCGGCCTCGTTGGCGACGACGCTGCCAACTTCATCTCCAACTACGTGTCCAAGCGGGCTCTCGCCGCTGCTGCGGGGAGCGAAGGCGCGCTGACCGCCGGCTCGATCGCAGAGTCCGGCCGAGAAGCCGGTCAGGAGTTCTCGACGTATGCGCCAGCGGCCGTAGTTGGCGGCGTTGGGACGGGCCTCATCGGCGCCGCGAGTGGCGCCATCGGACGTCGTCTCGGGATCGGAGACATCGAGGCCGACATCGCCATGCGGGGCGCGGGCGTTGTCCCGACCGCGGGCGCAGGCAGCAGGCTCAAGCAGATCGGCAAGGACGCCCTCAAAGAGGGTGTCCTGGAGGAGGCCCCGCAATCGTTCCAGGAGCAATTGGCCACGCAGTACGCACAGGGCAGGCCTTTCGACCTGGAAGAGGCCGCCAGCGCGGCCGCTCAGGGTCTCGCTTCTGGCGCCGTCATGGGCGGCGCTGGCGCCCTGGTTCGCCCACGTGCGCCAGCTCAAGTCCCGGCGGCCCCCGCGGACCAGGACGCGGCCCTCACCGGCCAGGCCGGCCGCCTGACCGCGGCCACGGACGCGTACCTGCGCGGCGGCCTGCAGTCGTCAGACCCGACCGACGTGCTGTCGTCCGTCGTCTCCGCTCCGACGCCGAACGGGGACATCGGCGCTGCGATCACCGCAGCCGACCAGGCCGCCGGCCCGTCGATCGAGGAGATGATGCGCCAGAAGCGGCAGGCAGCCGCCGACCGCGTGGCCCAGGAGCTGGGCTACCCGACGATCGACGTGAACGCCCCCGCTGACGGCGGCTTGATCGCCGACATCCAGGCCCGCAGCCAGGCCGCGGTGAGCGCAGCCCAGGCCGAGCTCGGTCTTCCCCCGGCCACCGCCCCCGTGGTCCAGCAGGACTTCGCAGCACGTCGCGAGTCGGCGGCTCGTGCTGCTCAGGGCGAGCTCGGGATCGAACTGCCGACCGCCCCGCCGGTTGTTGGCGATCAGCTCACGCCGACCCAGAAGCAGGAGCTCGTGCGTCAGCAGATGCAGGCCCCTGCTCGGGCCCCGGACCTCGTCACGCAGGTCCAGCAGCAGGTCCAGACGGAGCCCGCGACCACGAGCCAGGACGTGGCCCGGGTCCGCACGGAGGTCGAGGAGCAGGCCCTCCAGCGGTGGCAGGCTGAGTACGACCAGCAGACCGCGGCTCAGGCCGAGAAGCAGGGCGTCGAGGCGGCAAAGGCTGCCACCGAGACCCAGGCTCGCATGCGCGAGTCCCAAGACGAAACGGCTCTTGCGGAGCTTGACCGGATCGCTCAAGGGGAGCGCCAGCGTGCCGTCGACTCTCTCGTGCGCGCGTACGGCGAGAGGACGCAGTTCAGCTCCGCTGCAACCGTCCTGCAGACCAACCAGCAACTGACCCGGCTGGGCCAGCAACCGCTGACCAAGTCCGAGCGCGACCGAGTCGTGACGCTTCTGGACAGCGCACGCACGTTCACCGCTCCCGCCCAGGAGCAGGTCCAGGTCATCCCCGACCGTGGCGCGGACAACGCCGTCCTGGAGCAGCAGATCCCGGAGAAGAAGGACAACCTTCCTCGCCCGGCGAACATCGGCGGCCAGCCGGCGGCCAGCTATTCGGTGTCTCAGCTCACCGATCTGATCGCCAACACCAGCATCCCTGCGATCACGAGGCGAGGCGCTCAGGTCGAGCTGCTTGCCCGTCAACAGGAGCAGGAGGCTCAGGCCCCGGCAGCGCCTGCCCTCCCCGCTGCCGTTACGCCTGCCGGACCCACGATCGTTCCGAGCGCCAAGCGCACCCCCGAGCAGGGCCTCCAGGTGGCCGCTGCCAAGAGGAGCGAGAAGACTGGCCAGCAGGTCACGTTCACCGTCGCTGACGTGGCCACGCTGCCGACGATGGCCAAGGCCGGGGGCGGGCTGTCGAAGCAGGCCCACACGATTATCAACAACGTCTCCCGGGTGTTCGGGAAGAAGCTGGTCGTGTTCGACTCGGACGACGCCGGGGCGGCAGATGGCTTCGTGATTGACGACGATCCGGACACGATCTACCTGAATCGCAAGAGCGAGGTGCCGCACCTGGTCGTGTTCGGCCACGAGCTGCTGCACTCCCTTCGCCGCGACAACAAGGACGCCTACGAGTCGATCGTCAAGTCGATCAAGATGGCCGAGGGTGTGGACATCTCCGAGACCCCGGGCATCCGGGGCGACATCGAGGAGTTCACCGCCGACCTTCTGGGCAACAGGTTCCGCGAGACGGAATTCTGGGTCGGGACGTTCCGCGACATCATCGCCAGCAAGGGCCAGGCAGAGGGCAAGAAGGTCGTCACTCGTCTGGCGGCCACGGCCACCCGTGCGATCAACGGCCTGATGAAGGCCCTCGGCCGCGCGCCTGGGTTCAACACCGACGAGATGGTCGCCAACCTGGGCGACGTGAAGACGGCCCTCCGCGGCGCGCTGTCCAACTACGCCAACCAACGGTACGACGCCGCGGTGGCGCTGGAGCGCGAGCGGCTGCAAGGCCCTGCGCGAGGCGAGACCGTGCCCGTGGCCGAGTCTGGCGGCGAGGTCGTCACCAGCGCCCGCCGCGGCGAGAAGCCTGGTCAGCTCGACGGGCTTGTCGGGTACCATTTCAGCAACCAGGCCCGGCAGACGCTCAGCACGGGCTTCTACGGCACGGGCCTGCGCGGCAGTGACAGGGACGAGATCCAGTCATACCCCGACAAGCGCGTGGGCAAGCGGCTGTCGTTCTACTTCGACAAGGGCACGGGCGTGCGGCCCGAGTCCGGTGTCGGAGGGGTTGCCCACCGCGTTGCGCTCGACAACATCTACGACTCGGACTCCGATCCGCTCAAGCTGAAGAGGGGCGCCAACAAGAGGGCGTTCGAGGCGGCCGTCCTGGACGCAGGCTTCGACGGGTACATGACCCGCCTGGAGGGCACCCAGCCCGGCCAGGTGGTCGTCCTCGGAGACCGCACGTACCAGCCCGAGGTGCTCGGCCCCCGCTCGCGTATCGACGACAGCGAGCCTGCCGTCGCGCAAGCAGCGCAAGAGCCGCAGTGGAAGAACGTCGCCACCGGCCCGACCCGCGAGGGCCTGCAGGACCGGATGGCCCGGATGGAGTCGTCCGGCAGCTGGTCCGGGTACGACATGCAGATCGTCGAGGCCGGGCGTGGGTTCTACGCGCTGCAGACGCGGCCCAAGTCGCAGGTCGCGGCCAGCGAGAAGCGTGGCCAGCTGACCCGCGGCGGCGTCAAGGAAGAGGTCGGCGGGTTCACGATCCGCACCCAGAAGGACGGCACGTTGGGCGTCCTCGGTGACGTGCAGGAGATCCGCGCGCTGATGCCCGCGGGCGTCGTCGGCCGTCCGCTGCCGGGCGGGATCCTCTTCCCCGCGTCGCAGGCCCAGCGCGTGCGCGCTGCCCTGGAGGGCCGCAAGGTCGCGTACAGCCGCGCCGGTCAGGTCGTCGAGCGGCTGCCGATGAAGGACGGCAAGTACGTCGGTGCGCCGGAGAAGTACAACACCCCGGCCAAGATCGCAACCCTGCGCCGCAACCTGCGCAACCTCGCCGACGAGGGCGCGCCCGGGCGCTACTGGTACGAGAACAGCAGCCGCGAGGTGCTGGCGATGGTCGGCGGCAACGTGCAGGAGGCGCGCAAGTTCGTCGCCCTGCTGGCCATCTACTCGCCCCAGGCGAAGGTCATCTCCAACAGCACGTTCGCGTTGCGCGCGTGGGCTCAGTACAAGGCGGGCCAGCCGATCAGCGTCAAGACGGGCGTGATGGACCGCAAGGCGCAGTCCGCCCTCGACGACGTGGACGCGTTCTGGTCGGGGGAGAAGACGGGCAACTTCTTCAACAACCTCCTGCGCGAGATCGACCCCAGCCTGCCGCAGGGGGCGACGATCGACATGTGGATGATGCGTGCCGCCGAGTACGCCAGCGACGCGCCCACGGCCACGCAGTACGCGTTCATGGAGAACGAGACCAACCGCCTGGCGCAGGAGCTCGGCTGGGAGCCGCAGCAGGTCCAGGCCGCGATCTGGGTGGCGATGAAGGCCCGCATGGAGAACGCGGGCGTGAAGACGCGCACCGAGGCCACCAGCGAAAAGAAGGGCTGGATCCGCTTCGAGCGCAACGCCAATGGGAAGAAGGTGCGCGTGATCGTCAACGCGCAGGCGCACCGCGACAACTGGCTCAAGCACGCGTTCCAGCACGACCCGACGAAGAGCGACACGCAGGGCGCGAAGTTCGACTTCAGCGACGGTCTGCGCCGGCACATCGGCCAGCTCTCGTGGGAGGCCCGCCCGGGCCGCACGACGGGCGTCCTGCCTGGCGTGAACGACGCACCGTACGAGCAGCAGGTCGAGTTCCAGCAGGCCGTGCAGAAGGCGCTCCTGGACGACGACGGCGTGGACCTGCTGGCCTACAAGCTCGGCCTCCTGGTCGACGGTCCGGACATCCTCGCCCCGGGCGTGTGGCAGGGCGAGATCGCTGCCGGCATGCAGAAGCAGGTCGGCATGGCGCCGGCAAAGGGCGAAGAAGGACAGACCCGCATCGACCCGGCACAGAAGAAGACGCTGGAGGTCTACGCGTCCGTCCTCGGCCTGCTCCTGCGCCAGGAGGGCGTCGGCTACCACCGGCCGTTCTACAAGAACAACAAGTCCGAAGAGAACGCGGTCAACCTCGACATCGGCCGCACGTTCACGCCGGCCGAGGCGCAGGCACTGTGGTCGGCAATGGACCAGCGCATGCGCGCCGCCGGAGTCCCGAACTGGGAGAACGACGCCGGTCTGGTCTCTTCCCCGGACGGGATGCGCGTTATAAACTATGGCGCCCTGGCGGACAATTCCAAGTTCCGGGCAATGGTGGCGTCTGCCGCCGAGACGCTGCCTGTTGGCGAGGTCAGCCTGCAAAGTTTCTCGACCGACGGCAACCTGGTCACCAACAACTGGAAGGACAACCCGAATGGCGAAGGTTATCGATCGAGGATCAGCGAAGCCTACGGATCCTATCTACTCGACTGGACCCGAGATGTTCTCGCCCCGCGCGTTCAATCCGTCTTCGACGAGTTCAGCTCCAAGTACGGATGGGGCAACGCCGGAAATGTCCAAGACCTCTTCCAGCGGCCAGCCGCCCCCGCCCCCTTCACCCGCGCCCGAAGCCTGACCCAGCGCCAGGCGGGGGACACCGGCCCGGCTGACGTCGTGGCCAGTGAGCCCCCGGCCGAACCGCGGGTCGTGCTGAGCGAGAAGCGCAACATCCCCGACCTGAACGCGGCCCAGGAGCAGGCGCTGCGCAACGTGGGTGGTGTGGTCGTCGAGCAGACCGTCGGCGAGCGCGCGGCTGAGTTCAAGAACGCTTTCGCTCGCAACTGGATCGGGGGCATCTTCGACCAGTTCAACGAGCTGCGCAGCCTGGGCCCCAAGGCTTACATGCTGGCACGCATGTCCAAGGGTTCGGAAGGCACGCTCGAAGCGACCATGCTCTACGGCAAGCCGTTCCTCACCGCCGACGGTGTCGCAGACGTCAAGCTCGGTGGCGAAGGCTTCGCCAAGGTGCTGGGCAAGCTCGAAGGCGAGCACGACCGGTTCCTGTGGTGGGTCGCGGCACAGCGCGCAGACCAGCTCAAGGCGCAGGGCCTGGAGAACCTGTTCACCGACAAGGACATCAGCGCACTCAAGTCGCTGAACCAGGGCAATACCGCCCGCGGGACGGCTCGCGGCCGCCTGTACGCAGAGGCCCTGCGGGACATGAACGACTTCAACGACGCGATCCTCAAGATCGCCGAGCAGTCGGGGCTGGTCGACCCTGAGGCCAGGGCGCTGTTCAAGAACAACCCCTACGTCCCGTTCTACCGGGTCATGGAGGGCGATGGTGTTTCGGGCCCGACGTTCAGCTCCGGACTGACCAACCAGTACGCGTGGAAGAAGCTCAAGGGGGGCTCGCAGAAGCTGAACAACGACCTGCTGGCCAACGTCCTGATGAACTGGTCCCATCTTCTCTCGGCCTCCGCCAAGAACCGCGCCCTGACCGAGTCGCTGAAGGCGGGCGTTGCCGCGGGCGTGGCGCAGAAGGTCCCCTCCGGGACCAAGGAGTCCGTGCGCGTGCGGGTCAACGGCAAGGAAGAGCACTACCTGGTCAGCGACCCCGGCGTGATGTCGGCGATCTCTGCGATCGAGTACCGCACCCCTGGATTCTTCCGGCCGTTCAGCACGATGAAGCGGTGGCTGTCTGTGGGCGTGACCGCGAACCCGGCCTACAAGGTGAAGAACCTGATCCGGGACTCGGTCGCAGCGCCAGCGGTGTCGGATCTCAGCGGGAACGTGATCGGCAACGTCGCACAAGGTATCCGCCAGGGGGCCGAGGACTCGCAGACGTTCGCCTCGATGCTGGCCGGCGGCGGCGTTATCCGATTCGGCTCGATGCTCGACGGCGGCAACGCAGACCGCACTCGGACTTTGGTTCGAAAGGAAGGCGGGGTCCTGCTGGACGAGGCCGGTTGGAAGAAGGTGTCCAACTGGATGGGTGACCTCTGGGATGCGTACAACACCGTCGGCGACAAGTTCGAGAACGCCAACCGTGTGGCCCTGTACGAGCAGCTGAAGGCCAAGGGCTACAGCGACCTGGAAGCCAATTTCCTCGCGCGAGACCTGATGGACTTTTCCATGTCCGGTCGCTGGCCGCTGATCCGCTTCCTGGTCGAGACGGTGCCCTTCCTCAACGCGCGACTGCAGGGCCTGTTCAAGCTCGGCCGCGGCGCCAAGGAGAACCCGCGCAAGTTCGGCGCGGTGGTCGGGGCCGTGGCCCTGGCCAGCATCGCCCTGCTGGCCGCGTACGAGGACGACGAGGACTGGAAGCGTCGGGAAGACTGGGACCGAGACACGAACTGGTGGTTCAAGATCGGCGACATGTCCTTCCGCATCCCGAAGCCTTTCGAGGTTGGCGCGATCGGGACCATCGCCGAGCGCGGATGGGAGATGGCGTTCAACAAGGAGATGGACATGAAGAGGTTCGGGCAGTCCCTGTCCCGGATGATCTTCTCCACCTTCGCGATGGACCCAACCCCGCAGATCGTGAAGCCAATCCTCGACGTGTACATGAACAAGGGCGCGTTCACCAACCGCCCGATCGAGTCGATGACGATGGCCCGCCAGAGGCCCGAGGATAGGTACGACGAGAACACCAGCTACGCCGCCCGGTTCCTCGGACAGATGGGCATTCCCAGCCCTCTCGGCCTGGCCAGGGCGGAGTACACGAAACTGTCCCCGGTGCAGATCGACTACCTCATCCGGGGCTACTTCGCCTGGCTGGGCACGGCCGCGACCACGGTCCTGGACTTCGGCATTCGCCCGATGATGGACGCTGGGGACCGTCCGGATCGGACCCTCAAGGACACGTTCTTCGTTGGCAACTTTGTCGAGACGCTGCCCGCTGGCGGAAGCCGGTACGTCACGCAGTTGTACGAGCAGTCGAGGGAAATCGAGCAGGCTTACGCCAGCTACCGGGACGCTCTCAAGGAGAACGACCGGGAGCGAGCCCGCGAGCTGAGGGAGGACTACGCCGAAGAGTTCCGGGCCCGGCCGAGGGTCAACAAGGCCACGAAGGAGATCGCCGAGATCCGGCGGCAGATCAACATGATTGAGTCGTCGAAGTCCATCACCGGCGAGACGAAGCGGGTCCGGATCGACAACCTGCGGCAGAAGATGGCGCGCATCGCGGAGCGGGCCACCGCACCGTAACCGTGCCGCGGTTACCGTGCGCCGCCAGCGTTCCGGGCTGCAGGCAACGGCCCGGCAGTGCCGGCATTCTGGAACCATGCTGGCACACAACCAACGGAAAAACGTGTGTCAGTGTGCAACGTCATGCAAGCCTAAGTGCATGATTCTCCGATAGAAATTCCCCCGTCTGAGGGGGCCTTGGTGCCGGCTGAGGGACCCGTACACCGGCCTGAAGCCCGCATGTTTGCTTGACCCCTTGTGGCCCGGTCACAGTTCTGGCACAGTACACGCTCCACCACCAAGGAGCAGTAGATGGCCACCTTCGATCAGCGCCCGAACGGGAAGTGGCGGGCCCAGATCCGCCGGACCGGCTTCGCGGCGAAGGCAAAGACCTTCCGCACCAAGGCCGAGGCCGAGAAGTGGGCCAGGTCCCTGGAGACCCAGCTCGACAAGGGGTTCGAGATCGACGTCTCGGAGATGCGCAAGACCCGGGTCTGCGACATCCTGAACCAGTTTCTAGAGAAGAAGGTCCCCTACCGCAAGGGCGGCAAGTGGGAGACCGTGCGGATCAACATGATGCTGCGCGAGCCCTTCGCATCCCAGCGTCTGGACCAGCATCTATCGAACGCTATCTCCGGCTGGATAGACGATCGGATGAAGGTCTGCTCCGCGGCCACCGTCAACCGCGACCTGAACCTGCTCTCGTCCGTGTTCACGTTCGCGATCCGCGAAATGCGAATACCGCTGCCGGTCAACCCGGTCCACAACGTCAAGCGGCCCAAGGTCGACGACAAGAGCCGGGGCAAGATCTGGTCCGAGGCAGACCTGGAGAAGCTGCGCGCTGCAGCGGCAGCCGAGCGTCACCGCGAGGGGACGACCTACGACTACGTCGTGCCCGCGGTCGAGCTCGCGCTGGCCACGGCCATGCGGCTGGGCGAGGTCTGCTCTCTGACCGTGGGCAACGTCCACCTGGACGAGCGCTACGCGTACCTGGCCGAGACCAAGAACGGAGACAGCCGCGAGGTGCCCCTGCCCACGCGTGCGCTCAAGGTGCTGCAGCCGCTGATCCAGGCCGCGAAGGACGCGGGCCGCGAGGATCTTTTCCCCGTTGGGAAGGACGTCCTCGGGCTACGATTCCGCCAGCTGCGCGCCAAGGCGGGGCTGGGCGACCTGCGGTTCCACGACACCCGGCACACCGCCGCGACTCGCGCGAGCAAGGTCCTGCACAACGTGCTGGAACTCGCTGCCTTCACCGGCCACCGCAGCCTGAAGTCCCTCCAGCGGTACTACCACGCCGACGCCAGCGAGCTGGCCCGCAGGCTCGGGTAGACCCAGCTGCTCGCGGAAGTAGGGGCTCACTGGGGTCCCTCGATCAGCACCTTGATCGCGTCCGCGATCGAGCGGGAGGTCTCCTCCCACGAGTCCGAGTCGTAGAACTTGCAGTGCAGGTCGACCTGGACCACGCCTTCGTCGACCGCCGTGGCGGTGTAAACGATCTCGTTGTCCATCTCGGTGTCGTGCCCGCAGATCTTGTTGACTTTGTTCTTGATGGTCATCGCTGCACCTTTTCTTCCATCCACCTCTCGACGTCGATCCGACGCCACAGCACCCGGCGGCTGCCGGGGATCTTCATCCGCGGGGGCAGAACGTGCGGCCGGCGGCTGACGTCTGCCTTGACGGTGTTCACGGACATCCGCAGGAATTCAGCGAGTTCCTTGACGGTCAGAATGTGGGGCATTGTCTTTCCTCCAACGAAGAACTGTTCGTTTGCTCACGTTCAAGAAGGACGAGACAGACAACGCGTCCCATCCAGACCTCATCATGTCCAGGGCCTTGATCTTGGCGGCCTCTCTCCGCCTGGCTCGGACCCACTGCACGGCTCGGTCGTGTGCTCGTCCTTGCGTGTTGATCGAGACCCACACCTCAATCGGTACCTCGATCGTGGTATAGCGGACCCCGTCACTGCGCTCGTACCTTCTGCGTACGAAACCGTCCTTTGACGACCTTGTCTGCAGGCACTTCGAATCCTTCACTCGACAACCTCTTCCCAGTCTTTCAGCTTCTCCGCGGCCCGGTCCCAGGTCTTATGCACCCGGGACATGTCGAACACGTCCACGGGCGCCGAGGCCACCGCGAGCTGAGCGAAGCTCCACTTCGAAATCTCGCACGCCGTCCGGGGCCTGACCCTGGTCAAGGCCAGCTCGCGGTTGTAGTGGTCGATGCTCTTCTGCGTGGGCACGAACAGCATGTCGTTGCCGAGGACGGCCACCTTCTTTCCCGCGGGGGCGATGTAATCGTTCTCGACCAAGTAGTCGACGGCTTCGATCATCCGCTCCCGGCCCATCCTCAAGCCCCAGCAGTCGATCGTCTGCAGGCACAGAGGGTCCTTGCTGAGGACGAACTCGACGATCAGCTTTTCCCAGTCTGTGTGCTTTGCCTGTCTCTTTCCTCCTCGATGAGACCCAGCGCGAGCTCCCTCTTCTCCCTCCGGTACCTCGCAGCCAAAGCCTTCATCTGCTTCTGGGTCTCGTAGTGCCTGCCGGACTCGTCGGAAAGCCAACCGCGGAGGCTTCTGATCTCGTTCCTCTGAAAGAGGATGACGCCCAGGAGGGCGGCCACGACGGCGGCCGCTAGGAGGTAGAGAATGATTTCCATCAGACACGTCCAGCCAACCGAATTGACGCGGCGTGGAGCCGCTCTTGAAACCAGCGCCGAATGGCGTACTGGCGGAGGATGCTGACCGAAGTGTAGATCCACCCCATCCAGAAGTTCTGGGTCAGGGTGATCTCCGCCTCGATCAGCGGGAGGATCAGAAGGTTCGCGATGAAGTTCACCGAGAACCCCAGGACGATGTTCGCCCACGCCTCGATGATAGCGGCCCGGGGGTCCTTCCCGCCGTGGTAGGTAGTCCATGTGAACCAGGCTACGAAGATGAACGAGGCCGCCCCGAGGACGGTGAGCAGGGTCACGGGAGATGCCTCCAGGCCAGCGTCAGGAGGGAGACCGCGATCATCATCACACCCACGATGAAAGACACGACCCCGATCGTATCCGCGTGGTTCCACCGCATGGCGTTCGGGCCGCCGAAGAAGTTGACGATCAGCCAGCCGATGGCTATCAGGATCGCTCCCGCGGTGAAGATCATTGCTCGCCCCTCTCGTCGTAGGTCACGGTCGACGTGTCGCCCAGGCGCCACTTGGACGTGTTTTCCACTCTGTACTCTTGTGTGCAAACCTTGAAGTCGGGGCGCAGGAGTTCGGAGTGTGTGAGGGCGGGGTCGAAGAAACGGCAGCGGTTGTTCGGCTGCAGCGCGAACTGGCCATTGTCCAGCTTGATCAGGTTGAAGCTCTTGTGCTCCTCGGCCGTCTCGCTGAAGCCAAAGTCGGGGATCCTCGGGTCGGGGCTGCACGAGTCGATCGTGAGCATGTACTCGCCCGGGTGCAGCTTGCGATCCTTGCCGAAGAACTCCGCACGCAAGCCCTTCAGCAGGGGCTTCTCGACGACGTCCACGTGGTAGCTCATGCAGTCCCAGATCTGGAGCATGTCCAGGGCCAGCAGCTCGCCGGCAGGGGCGTCGCTGTGCCACAGGAATGCGCTGACCGGCAGCTTGTCGTAGAGCGCGCCGTACTGGGGCAGGTACGTCTCGAACCGGAAAGCCTGGCCGCGGATGGACTTCAGGCTGACCCAGATCCCCTCGACCGTGTTGCCGAGCTTGTCCGGGTCGTGTCCGTACAAATACTCGCTGCGGACCTGCACCTTGACGGGCGGGAGCGGGGTAACGAAACTCATCGTCTGGTCTCCATGAACTCGGTCTTGCACCACTGCTTGTCCACGAACAGGGACAGGTGGATCGTCCGCCCGTACTGAGCCTGCCACTCGACCACTCGCGTGCGCAGGTTCTTGGCGATCGCCGCGGCCGCGTCGTTCACGACGGCGTCAGCGACACGCTGCAGGCGTTGGCGAATCGTTTCCCGCAGCTGGGCCTCCAGGCCCTCCGCCACGAGGTCTGCGATCCTGTGCTCGCTCAGACGGACCTTGGCCACGTCACTCCTTCACAAACGTCCCGTCGAGCATGAGCCTGCCCTTGCGGTCCTTGATCTGCTCGTATGCGCCAGCGAAGCACCGGACCAGGTCGATGTCCTTCAACGCGCAATAGGCCACGAGACAAACAACCACGTCGCCGACGGCGTCCTTGATCGCGTCCAGGTCCTTCTTGCCCTCAGCATCACAGAGCTCGCCCATCTCGCTGACTGCCTTCAGCAGCTGACTCGCGGGCGATGCGTTTGGAATGATCCCGCGGGCCTCGGCCCAACGGATGACTTCCAACTCGGTCGTGCGGTAGTTCATTGGCCTACGGTGTCCTTGATCGTGTAGTGCCGCGGGTTCTTGTCGGCATGCTTGTCGATGATTCGACCGGCCGCCTCGTTCAGCTCGCTGTAGAACGGCTTGCTCGAAGGGAACCGGTCGTCTTCGCACATGCCCTGGATCTGCGCGTCTCGCCACACGGTCAGAGATGCGATCGCTTTGGTCAGGTGGCTCATGCCACTGTCGGGATCGAGGTCTTCGCCTTCCCAGTAGGCGATCAAGTGCCGCATGGTCGCGTCGAAATACACGCTTGACCGAACGCCCACCGCGCGGAAATTCCCTCTTCCATATTTGCTCGCGCCTTCGAGCATGGCCACGCCGAGCTCCGCAACAACGGCCATCGGGACAACAGACAGGGGCGCTTTGCGAACGCCGACACAGTCCTTCGGATTGCTCGCTTTGATCTCGCTCACTTCTTAAACCTCCTCGAACGGTATGCCTCGTAGCTCAGCGGAAGGTCCGCGTACCAGTCGGCAGGCTTGCACATCAGTCGCCCAAATTCTTCCTCGGATCCAAAGCCCTCGGGCACGTGGGCCATCAGCTCGTCGTGGGCCATCAGCACGATCGGGTACCCGGCGGCCTCGACGTTCATCGCGCCCTGGGCCAGGATGTCGCGAGCGGTGCCCTGCACAGCGCTCTGGTAGATGCTGCTGCCGATCAGCTTGTGCCGGCAGAACTTGCGCGTGTACGTGTCGACAGACTCGACCGTGACCACCGGCCGGCGGGCCTTGCGCTTCTCGGTGGCGCCCGTCTCCGGGTTGTAGAAGTCCTCGAACCAGGGCGCGTCCTGAATCTCCACACGAGGCGACGACCAGGCGATCACGCGGCCGCTCGGCAGACGCATCCAGAGGAAGTTCTTGTGGACTTTCAGCGCCAGCTTCTCGCCGGCCTTGAACCACTCGCCAGGGTTCTGCGTGGCCTTGATCGAGGCGTCGCCGCAGGCGTACCAGAGCTTGCGCACCTTGTCGTACTCGCTGCGGTAGGCGTTCACGACCCCCTCGCTGCGCGCGAGCGTGAGCGTGACGCCGTACCCCTTCGCGTAGTCGATCAGCCCCTGCGGGCCTTGGCCGAAAAGGCAGTTGTGCGCAATAACAACTCCGGCGTCAGTCCGTATTGCAAATCGACTCCGAGGTCCGCAGTTCACGATGTCGTACGTATGCTCCTCGGCAACCGGACTGCGCGGCGATGATCTGCTCGGGACTTTGGCCCTCTCGAATCTTGCGAGCGACGGTTCCGGAAGACCGGTACGAGGAGCAATACTTTTGCCAGAAATCGCGGGCGGTGAGAGTCTCGCCTGCCCATACAACCCGGTGAGTTCGGCGCGTGTTTGAACACTGTTCCTTGCGCGTTGCCAGCCTGCAGTTATCCGGCGAGTAGGGCCCGTCGTTGTCCACACGTTCCAGCTCAAGCTTGGGGTTGTCCCAGCCCGGCTGGGCCACGACCCAGCGCAGAAAAGCCGCGCCGTCGTAGCGCCACTCATCGCAAAAGAATATGCCGCGCTGGCCGTAGTTTGGATAGTGGCGGCAATCTGGGTCGTGGCAACGAGCGATTGCACCCAGCCTACGATTGAGCCAACGCTCTCGCAAAGCCGAATCCGGAATGATGCTTGCGTAGCCGGTTTTGTCTCGGAGAACCTGGTGCGTGTCGGAGTTTGCGCACCACCTGCACGCTCGGGACGTTCCGCGTTTAAGGTTGTAGAAAGGCACCACCCGTTCGACGCCGCATTCACACCGAACGCGGGCCGCAATCTCTTTTCTGTATCTTTCGTGGCCGATAACAGTCCAGCGGCTAAACACGTCGCCGATCTCAGGTCGACCAAGTCTGCTCGTTCCCATCCGTTTTCCTGAAGAAGCAAGTGCTCCGGCGTAACCCGCACGCCAGCAAGGTCTATGACCGCTTTCTTTCCCTGGTAAACGACCCCGCCGTGCTCTACGAAATCAACGCCATCCCATATTCGGTCATTGTTGCGGACTTGGTGTATGGGCACAAACCCCCTACAAGTCAGCACTTCCGTGTCCGCAGCAAAGCACCCAAGCACGGCGCTCTTGCTCATCTGGCGCATGTCTTTCGTGACCTGGTCGTACGGCACGTTGTAGAGGCTCGTGCTGGCGAAGACCTTGTACTCGTCCAGGCCCTTGGCAAACATGTCGACCTTGTCCTGCTGCCCGGCCAGCCACACGCCGACCCGGTTCTCCACCGAGCTGTAGTCAGCGTCGATGAAGTCGTGCCCTGGCTTGGCCTTGAGCACGCCGCGGATGCAGCTCACGGCCGCGTCCATGACATCGTCGCCCCACAACAGGATCGCGGCCTCGTGGTCGCCCGAGCCGAGAATCACGTGCGCGTTGGCGATGTCGTCGAGGCCCTTCTTCTCGTTAACCATCAGCGTGGGCCGAGCGATGTTTTGCACGTTGAAGCCACCTCGGCTGGCCCACCGACCGGTGCCCGCGCCGTGGTACACGAACAGGTTCTTCATCGTGCCGTCGTCGGCGGCGATCTTCAGTATCCGGTCGTACTTGGCCGTGCTCGTTTGGCAGACGGCAGCGCGGATCTCCAAGGCTCGGCGCACCTCGGGCGTCAGGTCGGTCCTCTTGAGCACGGACTCTACCGTGTCCCCGGTCATGTCCGGCATCAGGTCGTCGGTGTCCTTCTCCTCGTCGAAGGTCACCGGCTCGGCGAGGCCATGCTGCTCGTTGACCCATGTCAGCAGCCCGTTGCGATTGGTGGCTCGCAACACCCGCCGGCCGGTGATCCGTCTGAGTTCCCTGTTCAGCCGCTCCTTCTCGTCCTCGACCAGGGTGCGGATGTTCTTCGCCTCGTCCAGTGCCACGGGCACGCCACGCAGGTTCATCCTCTGCGTGAGCAGCCACACCTCCTGCTCGAAGTCGGACAGCGGGCGTAGCTTGGCGGCTACAGCCTCCTCCGCGACCACATCTTGGGTGTTGTACGGGACGAACTCGGCGAACAGCTTCTCGTCCTCGACCCACTTTCCCGGCCGAGTCTTCGTGGGCGGATGGGGCTTGCACAACCTCTGGATCAGGTACTTGCCACGCTTGTCCTTCTGCTTGTCTGCCGGCAGGCCGAGCACCTTGGCGCACTCGCCTAGCTTCTGAGGCAGGTTCATCGCCGCTGCCTGCGCCATCGTGTCGACGCACTGCTCCAGCTTCAACGGTGGCCAGCCGTACTTGGGCACGCAGACGTTGGCCCAGATGTTGCATTCGAACATCGCGTTCCAGGCCCGGATGCGGCCGCCCGAGGCAACGTGGTCGAGCAGCTGCTCCAGCTCCTGACGTCGGCACCAGTCGTCGGACAGGTGCGGCCCGCGGTGGGACACGACCGGCACGGCCATGTCCGGCATGCGGAAGGCCAGCATCAGAGCCTCGCACTCGGGATCCTTCGAGTAGCGCTCGACACCGAGCTTGATGTCGGTGGCACTGCGTGACTCAAAGTCGATCGGTACGATGCTCGTGCTCATGTGAAAAGGACCAGATTGCCCGCCATCCTGCTGTTGTTGTTACCCCAGGGGAGCAGTTTGTGCATGCCGAGAAAGTTGAACTCGATCGGGACTTTCCGGCTAGCATGGCGGGCCTTGGCAGCACCGTGGTCAGCGGCGCTTAGGAGATCCCCCGGCCCGGTTGTTCCGTCAGTCGGCGGCGCCGCCCTCGCTGATCTCGTCGTGCAGCGTGGGGAAGTCGCCAGTGGGCGGGAGCTGCGCTTCGGCCTGGACCTTGATCGTGGTCAGCGCGTTGGCGGTGTTCTGCTGCAGGAGGTTCAGCGCGTTCAGGGCCGCGTTAACCGTCTCCAGCGAGAGTTCGAGCTTGAGGATCATGCTGGTTCCTTTCAGTTCAGGAGGTCGTCTTCGTCGTCGAAGTCGTCGAACTCGTCAGCGGCGCTGCGTCGCGAACCGCCCAGCGCCTCGCCGTCGCGGACCTTCTGCAGGCTGTTCAGGTACACGCCGACGCCGCCCTTGCCCTTCGGGTAGAAGGCGAAGTTGACCGACGCGCGACCCCAGTCGCCGCTCTTGACCTGGGACTCGGTCAGGGTCTTCAGCTTCCCCTCGGAGTCACGCTCCATGCCCACGACCTGGGGCGCCTGGAGGGCGTTGCCGTCCTTGTCCTCGGCGGCCGTCTTGGCGCTGACCACCCACACGCCGGGGATCGGCTTCGGGTTGCCCTTGCTGTCGGTCAGCTTGTCGCCGTCCTTGATCGGGCAGTGGAACTCGGGGCCGGGCTTGCCCTCGTGCTTAATGTACAGGTCGCGCTGCTCCTTGTAGGCGGCGTCGAGGGCGGCCTTGTCCTCGGAGTTGGCCTTCGGAATCAGCAGCTGGACGCTGTACTCCTCCTTGCTGTTCTGCGTGTTCAGGTGCGGGCGGAACACGTGGAGGTAGCTGAAGCGGACGGGCTTGCCCTTCTCGCCTCCCAGACGCACGGTCGTTGCCTTCGGTTTCTCGGTTGCCATCGTTGACTTTCGGTTGACTGCCGGCGTCCGGCCGGCGGCGGGCGATCAGTCGAGGTGACCGAACGCTTCGTCTGCGTCCCCCTTGGACGCGGACGTGACCTTCCTGCCGCTGCCCTTCGGGGCCAGGGTCGGGGCCCCCGGGGGCTTGTGCAGCAGGTCACCCAGGAGTTCGGTCAGGTTCTTCGCACCGACCAGCTTCTCCAGCTGGGTCAGGTTGACCAGCTCCGGGTCCTTGTAGATCTCGCCGGGCTTGTACCCGTTGTGGATCAGCACGTGCGCGGCCTTGACGGGATCCCTGACGACACGGTTGCTGCGCCCCTCGACGACCTCGTACCTGCTCAACTCGATCAGCCCACGGCTGGCGCTCTTGACCAGGTACGACTTGACGTCGCCCATCCACTTCGTCGCGATCGCCGCCCTGTCGTAGACCCGCTCCAGCTGCTCGGGTGTCAGCTCCTCGGGGTCGCGCAGGCTCCACGGCTGCTCGGCCGCTTCCAGCATGTACCGAGCCCTGGCCGCGCACTTGAACCGGGCCTTGCAGAACCCCGACGAGCAGTGCTCACCAGGCGAGAACCTGGCCTGGCTGAAGTCGCCGTGCAACGCAGCCCACGCGATCGCTGCCCGCGGCACGACCAGCTCGTCGGCCCACGCCAGGATCCCCTCCGGGCCCTCGACGTCCAGCGTCTCCGCGGCGACGTTGCTCAGCCTGGGCTGGTGGATGACCACCTCGACCTGGCTGAAGTCGTACAGGAGGTGGTACGCGTGGTAGGCGCCCAGCCCGTACAGGCGAAGCTGGCCCTTGTCCGTGACGCGCACGCCCTGACCGAACTTGAGGTCGATCACGATCACCCGGCCGGGCATGATGATGACCACGTCGCCCGTGCCGAAACCCTCCGGTACCCACTGGCTGAAGTCGAGGCGCTGCTCCAGCATCACGACGACGTTCTTCGCGCCGTACTTCTTGCGGCATTCCTCGATCGTCTTGATCACGTACTCGACGTACGTGTCGATGTGGTCGCTGAACTCGCGGTTGTAGAACTCGCTGTAGTCGGGGACCAAAGACTCATCGTCGTGCGGACCCTGGCCCAGGTAGTTCCTCAGCCGGGTCTCTGCGACAGCGTGTGAGCACGTCCCCTCGCGGCTGTAGTCGCTGTCCTCGTCCTCGATGTCGCGCTCCATGTAGGCGCTCATCGTGCAAGCGGACCACTTCTTAAAACCGCTCGCGCTGAGCTTCGCATGCGCCCGCGGCGCGGCATCGGTCACTCGTCGCCCCCGGCCAGCAGGTCGCGGCGGCCGCTCTCGACCACGATCGTCCGCTCACGGTCGGGGCCGATGATCGACTCGCCCGCGTCGGGGCGGTTGACCGCGGCCTGGGACGCAGCCGCGGCCAGGATCTGGTCCATGTTCTCGGCCAGGAACTTGCCCACCACGTGCGCGGCGCTGCGCGGGTTGAACTCGATCGGCTTCTGCACGCCGCCGATCTCCAGCTCGCCCGTGCGCAGGTTGTCCTGCAGGACGATCACCACGCTCGGCGCGTCCGCATCCGAGTTCAGCTCGGTGCTCTCGTCAGACATTGCAGAACTCCTTCGCCGCTGCCAGGAAGGCAGCCAGACTGTCACTCGGGACCGACTTGAGGCCGTCGGGGCCGAAACGCTTGATCAGGGCGCGGGCCTCGGCCGATCGCTCGCCGCGCATGTGCGGGGTCAGCAGCGTGCGGATCTGCACACGGACTTCCTCCTCGTCAGCCGCGGGCGGGGGCGGGGGCGGGGGCGTGGGTGGGGGCGGGGACGGTTCCACGCCGGCCATCTCGTCGACCAGGGCCACGTCCTCCGCGGCCAGCGTGACCGGGGCGGGCGGGGCAGGGAGGACGCGGACCAGGCCCGGCGCGGTCCACACGTCCTGCGTGACGGGCGCCCGCCACTCCTTGACCGCGCGCTCGGCGGCGGCCATCACCTCGTCCAGCGAGGCACCGCTGAATTCGATCTTGATCACGGCAGCACCTCCAGCGCGACCGCGCGGACACGCACCACCGCTCCGGTGTGCACGTCCTTGATCTCGAACCAATAGCCGCGGCCGGTCCGCAGCACTCGGGCGATCTCGCCCAGTCCCTCCTGGACGCCTCGGGGGGTCCTGTACAGGACTCGCACTCCGGGCACCAGGTTGGCGTACAGTTTGGTGGTCATCTGTCCTCCATTGGTGGCGCGCCAGTATAGCTGTCATCTCCTGACAATGCCCCGGAATTCTTGACAAGACAACCCGGGCTTTGCATGTCAACTCTTGTCGATTACATTCAGCTGCGACGACAGCGAGGCTGTCCTTCAACCGAACGGAGATCAACTTGAGACCGAACTTCCTGGGGCCCAGCGCGGCCCCCAACCCCGACGTCGGCGAGGACGAAGAGTGGATGCCGGTCGAGTCCGGCGCCTACGCCATGCTGGTCCATTGCTACGGGACCGGCGGGGAGCTGCAGAACGTGATCCCCTGTTCGATCCTCGGGTTCGTGCTGCGGCCCTGCGGGGTCCACAGGGCTCTGAGCCTGCGCGGGTGGGTTCTGATGTCCGAGATCTCCGTCTGGACGCCCGACGGGTGCGTCATGGCCAAGGGCGGGGTCATGTTCCCCGACCGCGAAACCTACATCGTGTGGGCAAAGGAGAACGTGTCGTGACTCCCTGGGGTGCGGTCGTCGAAAGCGTCATCCTGGCCCTGCAGACGCTTGGCAAGGGCACTCTCCACGACGTCGTCGAGGAGACCGGCCTGAGTCAAGAGGCCGTGCGCAAGCCTCTGAACAGGATGTGCCGAGAGCCGATCGAGAACCGGCGTCTGCACATCTGCGAGTGGACCAGGGTCGCGTTCCACGGGCGTGTCTACCCGCGGCCGGTGTACGCGCTCGGTGCCAAGCCGAACGCCAAGAAGCCGAAGCCGAAGACCCACACCGAGCTCGCTCGTGAGTGGGCCAGGAAGAGCCAGGCGCTGGCCTCGGCGATCCGTTTCGGGCACGTGCCTCAGAAGGAGGCGATCAAGATCGTGGCCGCGGCGCGCAAGGCCGGGGCCCGCATTTGAAAGGAGTACGAGATGAAGCGAATCGACCCCGAGCAGCCGCCCTATGTCGAGGACAGCACTCGCACGTGCGTGGGCCTGAGGATCATCCTCGCGGCAGCGATCGTGTGGATGCTCGCCGTCGCTGCGGTGATCGTCGTCGCCACGGGGAGCGGGGCATGAAGTGGCGCAAGGGCTCGCCGCCCAGCATCGGCTGGTGGCCGGCGAGCAACGTTCGCAAGCCCGGGTTCGTGCGCTGGTGGGACGGCAGCCTGTGGAGCATGTACGCACGCCCAGAAGACACGCCCGAGCGCGCAGCACAGCGCGCAGCCAGCAAGGCACCGGACCAAGAGCACATCGAGTGGGCGGAGCGCCCTGCCTCGTGGGGGATGAAGTGCTGACCGCCGCTGCCCTGGCTGTGGGAACAGTCATCGGGGCATGCAGTTGGGACAGACCGGGTGTCGACCCGTTCATGGGCGACGTCGTGTCCGCCGTTGACCGCTACACGGATATCCCCGCCGACGTCAGGGCTAGGCTCAAGGCGCGCATGTTCGCTCGCCAGTACGACGAGGTGGCAGTAATCACGCGGGACGAGATCAAGGGCGAGTTCTTCTACTCGGACCTACGCGACATGCACTTCGGTGACGGCCGCATCTGCCGGCGCGTCTCGCGCAACTGGCCCTCCGGGCTGGTCGAGCGGGGCCTCGTGTACTGCGAGGAGGGCCGCTGCCTGATCGTGCCCACGGTCTGCCGCAACGTCAGCCGCATCACCCGCGTGAGCCGCGCGCAGCGCTCCGAGGAGCTGCCTGAGATCCGCATCGAGATCCCCGGCGGGTCTGGCCGGGACGGGCAGGTGCTGCCCTTCGGTGATGATCCCACGACGCGGACCTTCGCCCCGCTCGAAACCGATGAGAGGCACCAGCCGGTGCCGCCCCTGCCGCCCATGCGTGGCGGCTTCACAGAGCCGATCCCCGAGCCCAGCACCTGGGCGCTGTTCATGCTGGGGATCCTGATGCTGCTGATTGCAGCGAAGAAAGGATGGGAGAGATGAAAAACGTAACTGAAAACGCCAAGGTCTACGGCGACGCTCGGGTCTCCGGCAACGCTTCGGTCTACGGCGACGCTCGGGTCTCCGGCAACGCCAGGGTCTACGGCGACGCTCTGGTCTGCGGCAACGCTTCGGTCTACGGCGACGCTCTGGTCTTAGGCAACGCTCAGGTCTGCGGCAACGCTGAGGTCTGCGGCAACGCTCAGGTCTTCGGCAACGCTGAGGTCTCCGGCAACGCCAGGGTCTACGGCAACGCTCGGATCTTGGGCAACGCTCAGGTCTACGGCGACGCTCAGGTCTCCGGCAACGCTCGGGTCTCCGGCAACGCAGTGATCGAGAAGACCAGCGACTACCTCGTCATCGGCCCAGCCAAGTCGAGCGGGCGCTTCACCACGGCGCACCGCGACAGCAAAATCGGCGTGCGGGTCAACTGCGGGTGCTTCACCGGCACGGTGCGGGAGTTCAGCGCGGCCATCGAGGAGACGCACAAAGACAACCGCGAGGCGCTAGAGCAGTACCGACTGTTCTGCCAACTGATCGCATTCAACTTTGGAGTGACGGAATGAACGGGCAACCCGAAGCGCTGCGGCTTGCCACTTGGCTAGACCACGTAGACCTTGCCCCGATGGGCTGCGAAGACGCCGAGAAAGCTGCAGCCGAACTGCGCCGGTTGCACGCGGTGGAAGAAGAGTGGGCGAGGTTGTCGCAGGACGAAGGCAAAGCCGAGCGTGAGATAGAGCACCTGCACGAAGAGAACCGCAAGCTCAAGACCGTGATGGTCGCCGCAGCAGAAGAAATCTCTGCCCACTGGGACGCTCACTGCGACAGCGAGGGGTACGGCCCCGCAAACCTGATGCGACGGCTTGAGGATGGCATCGCCAGCGAGTACGGATACACGGCAGGTGCCTTTGCACGCCTTCGTGCGGTGAATCAGGAACTTCTGCACGCACTGCACTGCATCAGCCTAGCTGCGCAGGACTCTGGCAGCACACGAGAAGGCATGGGGTTGTACGCCCGCGCCGTCATCGCCAAAGCGGAAGGAGAACCGAAATGACTATCTACACCACCCTCAACAAAATCCGCCAGCACGGACCCTGCGCCAACGGCTGGGCCAAATTGCTGCGCTACCTCGGCAAGACGCAAGCCGACGACGAGCCGCTGGCTCTTGTCACGATCCTAGCCAGCAACGGCTTGGACGACGCGCTGTGGTGCTTGCGTGCCTGCGACGGTATCGACAGCGAGGCGCGGCTCTACGCCGTGTGGTGCGCCCGACGGGTGCAGCACCTGATGACGGACCCGCGCTCGCTGACTGTGATGGATGCTGCCGAGCGGCACGCTAACGGCGAGGCGACAGACAAAGAGCTGACCACAGCGGAGGACGCAGCGAGGGCCGCAGCGAGGCACGCAGCGTGGGACGCAGCGAGGGGCGCAGCGAGGGCCGCAGCGAGGCACGCAGCGTGGGCCGCAGCGAGGGACGCAGCGAGGGACGCAGCGAGGGGCGCAGCGAGGGCCGCAGCGAGGGCCGCAGCGAGGGCCGCAGCGAGGGCCGCAGCGTGGGACGCACAAGCCGACGAATTCCGCAGGAGGTTTGGATGACCACCGAAGACATCATCCGCCTCGCGCGGGAGGCGCATCGCCGCGTTGTGACCGATGACTACCCGGGGCACGCGGGTCAGCTTGACGCGTGGACGCTGGCGCTGCTTGAGCGCTTCGCCGCGCTCGTCGCCGCTGCGGAGCGCGAAGCGTGTGCGAAGGTGTGTGAGCAACGTGACGAAGATGGCGAAGGCCCTGACTGCTGGGGCTGGCACGCAAAGGACTACGCGAAAGCGATCCGAGCAAGGAGCAAGGAATGAACACCGACCACACCTGCAGTTACTACTGCGACCGCCCCGAGTGCATCCGTGCGCAGCGGGATGAGCTGGGGGAGAAGGTGCTTGGCAAGCCGATGCAACAGTGGCCCAGCCCCAATCGGCAGTATAGATGCCGTGTGTGCAACAACGGTACTCAGGTAGGAGCGACGGGCTACGTCTGCCCACGGACGGACTGCCCGACGAAGATTACTTGTGGAGGTGTCGTATGAACGACCTGAGAACCGTCCCCGCCGTGCAGAAGACACACGACTACACGCGGCGCACATGGGGCCACGACTGCACCACGATGGCGGTGACTGACGGCGGGCGACAACTGCGCCTGAGCGGCTGGGGCTCCGGCATTGAGGCTGGCGACTACCTGATTCTGCCGAACGGCGACAGCACGACGCGCTACCAAGTGGAGAAGATCGATTACCGCATGGACCCGCCGGACATGTGGTTTGCAGAGGCCACGTTCGCACCGCGATGAAGGAGAAGAACCATGACTGACCTGAGAACCGTCCCCGTGGAGCTGCTGCGGCAGGCGCTGGAGGCGTTGGAGAACACCACGCCGACCGGCTGGAACATGGAGCGAGACAAGCAGTTCTTTGCCGCCATGAACGCACTGCGCGCCGCGCTGGAGCAGCCGGAGCAGGGGCCGCACGGCTGCCACTGCGATCTTGAAGAGGGCATGGAGCCCGACGGCTGCGTGCTCGATGAAGGCAGGCCCGAGCACTGCATCTACGCCGGCAGCCTGCTGCGTGAAGGCAAGGACAAGACCGCCTGTGAGTATTGGAAACCGATTGAGGTGAAGAGATGAACAACCTACGAGAAGCCGCCCAGCAGGCGCTGGAGGCGTTGGAAGATTTGGGGATGAAGCACTGCGAGATCACGGGCGAGGTGCTTCACAAGGAAGCGTACGCCGCCCTGCGCGCCGCGCTGGCGCAGCAGGAGCCTGACCTGCGCAACGCCAACCCCATCGGCCTCACTCCACCTCAGAAGGCTCTGCAACAGGCGCAATTTCGCGTTGACGCGCTGGCGCAGCAGGAGCAGGCCGAGCCGGTGTTGGTCGTAGAAAAAGAGCCAGACTACATGAGCCGTGGGCATTTCTACGAGGGAAGCAAGCCGTTTATCGACCCGACATTAGTCTGGAAGCTACCAATCGGTACAAAGCTCTACACCGCCCCACCCCGCCGCGAGTGGCGAGGGCTGTCGGTGGATGAGATCGACCGCATCGCCAAACAAGAATGGGGCGAAGACCACGAGATTTTTTGGTTCGATGACGACGGTATCGCGCTGTTCGCCCGCGCCCTTGAAACTGCATTGAAGGAGAAGAACACATGACTGACTTGAGAACCGCAGCGCAGCAGGCGCTGGAGGCGTTGGAGAATGGAAAGCGTGTCCGCGCTGGTGAAGGAGGAACCAAGTATCAACCGCCGCTGGAAGACTCGGCCATCGCCGCCCTGCGCGCCGCGTTGGAGCAGCCGGAGCCGATGTGCGTCGGATGCGAGGGAAAGCCGACGCTCCAAAATAGCCCGTGCGCCGTTTGCGGCAAGATTGCGCAGCAGGAGCAGGAGCCGGTGGCTCGTATGCACGAAGATGGTAGCGGGCGGGTCATCAATCAGCGCAGCTACGCAGAGGCGCGGCGAGATGGCGGAGCATCGTGGTCGAGCGTCAAGAACTACACGATTCCCCTCTACACCCATCCACCCCGCCGCGAGTGGCAGTCGTTGACGGAGGAGGAGCGCGACACTGCCATACGGTGGGCGGTAAACCAAGAAGACACGCACTTTTCACGCACCGTTGCCCGCGCCATCGAGCAAGCCTTGAGGAGCAAGAACCATGAATGACCTGAAGAAAGCCGCCCAGCAGGCGCTGGAGGCGTTGATGTGGCACGACGAAACCGTGCGGACAAGGGGTGATAACGAGGCCATCACCGCCCTGCGCGCCGCGTTGGAGCAGCCCAGCCCCGTCTTTCAAGACCATTCGATCCCGCTCGGGCGACGCACGCAGGAGCAGCCGATTCAGCCAACAGCGTGGCTGACCGACAGGCAAACCATGTACTTCGACAAGGAAGACGCGCGGCGCGATTGCGACGGGTTCATTCAACCCCTCTACACCCACCCCGCCGAACCCGACCCCCCGCCCGAGCCGATCTCCGACGCGAAGATCCGCGCGGAATTCCGCGACATCGAGCGGCACACGTTGCTCGGCGAGATGACGCTTGAGGACTGGTTCGAGGCCGGCGTGCGCTACGCGGAGCGACAGCATGCCCAACAGTGACTACACCCTCCCGTCGTCCGACTGGGTCCCGTCCAGGTTCGAGTTCGAGCAGCAGCGACAGCGGGCCTGGCGCGAGCTGAGGACCGGCGGCGCGCAGCGGTGCGCGTCGGGGCGCGTCCTCCCGTGGCCAATCCGCAACGGCCAGCGTCAGCGTCCGGTAGCGTCCGACGACGTGCGGCAGCGTCCGAGGAGGGCCGCCTCGCTGGTCCAGGTGCTGCGCCAGCGGGTCAATTGGGACGGCCTGGCCGTGACAGCGATCGTCCTGTCGGCGATCATCTGGCTATGGGTCGTCGGCTCGCTCCTGTATCGATTCGCCAGCTTGTGACAGTTGGGCTGTCGCCCCCATAATCTTCACCCCCGCCGCAAGAGCCGCAGGACATGTGGCCGCTGCGGCGGTTGCGTTTCAACACCGAAAGGTGAGCATGACCACCGAGTACACCACTCCACCGAAACCGGACACGATCAACCTTCGGATCGACAGCATCCCGAAGGTCCTGCAGAAAAAGAACAGATGGATCCTCTGGAGGTACGAGCTGAGGACCACGTCCAAGGGCGCGCAGAAGTGGGCCAAGGTGCCCAAGAACATCCGCGGCGGGCCGGCGTCCAGCACCGACCCGGCCACGTGGTCGTCGTTCGACGACGCTGTCGACGCATACATCGACTCGGGCGACCGTTTCGAAGGTGTCGGTTTTGTCCTCGACGCCAGCGACGGTGTCGTCGGTGTCGACCTTGACGACCACCGAGACCCGGCCACGGGAGATCTCGACCATCTGGCCTCGTCGGCGGTCGAGAGCATGCACGGATACTGGGAGGTGTCCCCCAGCGGGACCGGTGTCAAGGGCCTCGTCTTTGCTCCGTCGTCAGTGGACAGCCAGGCTGACCACAAGTCGGGGATCGAGATCTACACCAGCGGCCGGTACTTCGCGATCACGGGCCACGCGCTGAGGTCCGACATCGGCCCCGACCAGGGCCAGCAGCTGAAGGAATTCCTGGCCAAGCACGTGGGCCAGGTCAAGGAGGCGTCGACACGATCGTCGAGGGTCGGGCCGTCAGCGGCCGACATGGACCCCGACGCGCTCGACTTTTTCGAGCAGGCCGAGCACCCGGTCGTCCGCGGGTGGGACCTGCAGCGTGTCGTGGACGAGGTCCTGCCACACCTCGACGGGTCCGCATACCAGGACTGGATCCGCGTCGGGCAGGTCCTCCACCATCAGTGCAACGGGTCCCAGGAGGCTCTCCAAGAGTGGGACATGTGGAGCCGTGAGTTCGCCGGTTTCCAGGAGGGAGCATGCTCGGACAAGTGGGACACTTTCGGCCTCAGCGGCCGCGTGACCACGCTCGCAGGGCTCCTGTCGGAGACACGTGACCAGCGGGAGGCGGTCGAGGGGGCGAGGCGGGAGAAGAAGCGACAAGAGCGTAGCGAGCATGTCAAGACCCTCGTCGAGCGGGTCCTCGGATGCGGGGACGTGGAGTCGCTCAAGGATGTCGTGGCCACCGTTCGGGAAGACACGACGATCGACGACACTGACCGCAACGGGTCGCTGACCGTCGCCGTCCAGCAGCGGTTCAAGGATCTCGGGTCGCCGCAGAAGCGGGACGACGTGCGCAAGATGCTGAAGCCTGTCGGCGGTGCCGTTGGGCTGTCGGCGGGGCCTGACTGGCTCGATCGTTGGGTCTACGTGACCGACACCGACAGGTTCTTCAACCTGGACAGCAAGAGCACCGTCTCGGGCCGCGGTTTCGACGCGATCAACTCCCACCAGATGCCCGTCTCGCAGGACGGCCTGCACCGCGAGAGCGCGTCCGACTTCGCCATCAACGTGTGGCGCATCCGCGAAGTCAAGCAGGTCCTCTACGCACCCGGCCAGGGTGAGGTCTTCGAGATGCTCGGCGTGACGTGGGCCAACGAGTACCGCGAGGCAACCGTCCCGAAGGCAGGGCCGGGGGGCGAGGCCGCGGTGAAGATGGTCCTCGCTCACCTAGAGAGGCTCTTCCCGGACCAGCGCGAGCGAGAGGTGCTGCTGTCGTGGATGGCTTGGAACGTCCGCAACCCCGGCCGGAAGGTCAGGTGGGCGCCCTACGTGTACGGCCCCCAGGGGACCGGCAAGACGTTCATCGCCGAGCTCATGGGGATGGTCATGGGCGACGCCAACACACGCGTCCTGGCGGGCACGACGATCCACTCGCCGTTCAACGGGTGGGCCACCGGGAGCGCACTGGTCACTCTGGAGGAGGCTTACCAGTCGGGGCACCTGTTCGAGACCGAGGAGAAGCTCAAGGGCCCGATCGCGAACAACCAGATCGACGTCCACCGGAAAGGCAAGGACAGTTACCGTGCCCCGAACTTCACCAACTACCTGATCCTGTCCAACCACCCCGACGGGATCCCGATCGGTTCAGGCGACAGGCGGTTCTTCATTCTCCACTGCTCGATGACCGAGGATGAGGCCACGGCACTGTCCGAGGAAGGCTACTTCGACAGCCTCTTCGAGACCTGCAGGGCCAGCGTGCCGGGCCTCCGCCGATGGCTGGAGAGGGAGGTCCAGATGCACCCCGACTTCGACCCCGACGGTCGGGCACCCATCACCGAGGCCAGGCAGCAGGTCATCGAGATGAGCAAGGGCGACGACGAAGTCGCGCTCGAATCGGCGCTCGAAGGGGTCCAGGCGGTCACCGGGGCGAAGGTCAACTCGATCCTGTCCGATGCCGGGCTGCCCCAGGCGAAGCGTCAGAGGCTGCAGAAACTGCTGCAGAAGCTCGGCTTCGAGCAGCGTCAGAGTCGCATTCGGGTCGTCGCCGGGGGGCCCCAGCACCGGATCTACACCCGTCCCGGGCTGAGAACAGCGCACGACGATCGCGTGCGGGAGGAGCTGCTGGCCCAGGGGGGAGCCGAGCAGGATGGCTTCGCCTGAGACAGCACCACGCCCAAGACAAGCCGTTTTTGTCTTGTCTCGTGCATTGTCTCAGTTCTAAGTTGTTGATTTTATTTGTATTTACACTTTATTGAGACAATGAGACAAGACAATGTAAAAAGTCCGCATGTGCGTTGTGAATGTGTTTTTTGATGGGGGGTACATAAAAAACGCATCGCGCATAGTGTGAAGCAGAGTAGGAAATGCTGTCTCAGTCGTCTCATCGTCTCAGTTACAAAAAGGTCCGCACTTGAGGGAGTCCAAAGTCGAGTCGAGGCTGGTCCGGGATGTCTCCCGATCGGGCGGTATCGCGGCAAAGCACGTCAGCCCCGGCCGTGCGGGAGACCCTGACAGGCTTGTGGTCATTCCGAGGAGGAGCCCTTGCCCCGTCTGCGGGTCGGCGTCGGTCGTCGGGCTGGTCGAGGTGAAGGCCCCCGGGCAGAGACCGAGGCCACTTCAGTCCCACCGGATTCGAGAATGGGAATCGGTTGGGATGCGGGTGGCTGTGGTCTCAGACTTTGAGCAGGTCGGACAGATTGTCAGACAATGGTCCGAGGAGGCTGCCCGATGACTGCGAGGGTGTGGACCCCACGCGAAGGCCAGGCAAAGGTCCTTGAGCGGATCAGGGGCGTCAGGAAGAAGGTCCTGACCCTGCCCACGGGTGAAGGGAAGACCGTCCTCGCGGCGACGTGGCTGGCAGAAGGCGTGCAGGACCTGACGGTGGGCCGGTGCCTGATCGTCGCGCCGAGGCTCGTGGCCACGAGCAGCTGGTCGGGACCGATATCGGTGTGGAACACGTGGGCCCACCTGGAATGGATGGCACCGGGCGTCAGGAGTATCCCTTTCGAGATGCTTGGCATGAAACGCGGCACCGAAGGTCTCGAGTTTAGGGATAAGAAGCGGGCGAAGGGGGATATCGATGGCCTAGGGGGACACATACACGTCTGCTCGTGGGAAGCTTTTCCCTGGGTCGTGAAGGCATTCGGCGGGAGCTGGCCGTACGACACACTGGTATTGGACGAGTCGTCTTTCATCAAGGACCACAAAAGCGAGAGGTCGAAAGCGGCGAGGCACGTGGTCAAGAGGTTGGGCAAGGTGGAGAATCTTCTGCTATTGACCGCGACGCCGGCCTCCAATCATGAGGAGGCGATATATGCACAGGTGGATCTGGTCGAGCCTGGAATACTCGGGAAGAGCCTGACCGATTTCAGGGAAGTCTGGTGCGAGGCGAAGTCGAAGGACTGGAGGACTGGGCAGGTCTACAGCTGGCGGGTCAGGCCGGACTTGGCAGACGAGTTCGCAAAGGTCTGCGCAAAGGTCTGCGTGAGCCTGCCGAAGAGCCTGCGGGTGCCCCTGGTTGAGGCGCCGAGGTGGGTGCAGCCGTCAGAACGCGCCAGGGAGGCTCTGGAGGCCCTGGAAAGGCACTCCTGCTGGGGTGACGTGGTCTGCCCGAATGCGGCCGCCGTGCATGCCCGCAAGAGGCAGGTCTGCAATGGCTTCGTCTACAAGGGCGAGAGCGTCGACTCGGAGGCCGACCCGGTCGACGTGGACGAGACCAAAGTGGGGGAGCTTGAAGAGCTTCTGGAATCCATAGATACCCCGGTCGTGATCGTGTATCAGTGGATTGAGGAGCTGAGGAGGCTGAAAGCCAAGATGGGTAAGAGAATGGTCGAGATCAACCAGAAGGGTGCGATCGAGAGGTTTATATCGGGCGGGGTTAAGTATCTCGTTTTGAACCCTAAATCCGCCGGTCACGGGGTGGATGGTTTGCAGTTAGTCTCGAACGATATTGTCTGGGTCAGCGTCCCGGAAGACAGGGAATTGTATGACCAGACGAACGGGAGACTGCATCGCACCGGAACGAGGGCCAGCACGGTATATGTGCACGTGCTGATTGCGGCCGGCACCGTCGAGCAGGATATATGGGAGAGGGTATTACCGGCGAAGAAAGAAATGCAGGACAGGATTATCTCGGCAGCCCTATGAAACGGTGCCTGTCTTGCGGCCTGGAGAAGGCCCGACACGAGTTCCACGCCAGCACGTCCGCCAGTGACGGGCTCCAGTCATGGTGCAGGCAGTGCAAGGCCGAGTCTGCAGCCCGCTACCGTGCCCAGGATCCGGAGAGGCACGCGGAGAGGGTCAGGGCCTGGAGGCAGCGCAACCCTGACGCCAACAGGAGCAGCGTCAAGAGGTGGGCGCAGGGCAACCCGGAGAAGGTGGCGGCGAACAATGCCGCCCAGCGTCGAGTAAGGCGGGCGGCGCAGGTCAGCTGGAGATCCTCGGAACTTGTGGCCCGCGTGTACCGACTGGCGCGTGCTCTGAGGTCCTGGGGGCTGCGGGTTGTCGTGGACCATTGGTTGCCGCTCAAGGGCAAGGACGTGTGTGGATTGCACGTCGAGGACAACCTGGTCCTGATCGACGCCAGTTGCAACGGCCGAAAGAAGAACCACAGGCCCCCGGACACGCAGCCCCCTGCGATCGCAGTCCCACGGGCATTCCGGATGAGCATGTTCGGCTGCGGCCGCTGACCGGGCAAAAGAAAAGCCCCCGAAGGGGCCTGGCGGTGGCGGTGCGGCTGGTCTAGCCGGGTCGGCCGAAGGCGATGTCGGGAATGTCCCGGTTGACCGACTGCATGAGCGCAAGCAGGTCGGGCTTCGGGACCTGGCAGACGCGGACCAGGATCACGTGGCCCACCCGGGTCATGTAATCGCCGATCTTGCGCCCCCACTCGTCCTCGATGTCGTCGGCCGCCAGAGAGGCGCTGATGCCCGTCGAGCAGAGGGAGATCATCAGCCCCACCAGCTGCTTCAGTTGCTCCTGGTCGAGCTGCAGGCCCCCGGTGCGGGCTACGTATGCGTCCAGGACCTCGTTGGCCCTGGGCAGGTCGTGATCGGTCACTCGCATGTCAGTTGCTCCTACTTCCAGTGAACGATGATGGCGCGCGTCTGACCGCGGACCTCGTACGTGTCGAAATGCTTGTCTTCGGTGCCGGTCTTTTGGGCCCAAAGACTGCGGGAGGTGTACTCCTGCCGGAACCGAGGCTTCCCGAACCACTGCCCGGAGAACTTGTCCGCGACGACCTCGTCGATCGGGATCGTCAGGTCGGGGGTCACGAACCCGCGTTTTGCGGGCGACGGCGCGGTCATTCTGACCCCCAGTCGCTGGTACAGGTCCTTGTCCCGGATGGTCCCGAGCATGGTCCACTCGGGCGCCCCGTGGATCCGCACGTGGACCTCGCCGTTTTGCGTGATCCGGTACTTCCAGGCCCCGAACTGGCTCTTGAGTGCTCTGCGCAAGGCATGCATGATCACGCCCCCTCACTGCACCGACACGGGCGGCAGGAGCTGGATCGACTCCTGCGCGTATCCCTCGGGGTCGCGCGCCATCAGGCGCTTGACGAGTTCTTGGCGGGCGTGGGCCCGGGCCAGGTCGGCGTGGACCGAGTAGTCGTGGATCCGACCCTGGCGGGCACGGGCGAGCACGTAGTGACCCGCCTCGCGGGCGGAGCGGATGCCGGCGAGCAGCTGCTCCCGGGTAGCGATTTGTCCGGAAGTGGGCATTAGATGACTCCTAGAAGCATGAGGGTGACGGCGATGACTGCGACAACGAGCAGCCATATGTCGGGGTCCCGGGCCAGGTCGGCCCAGGTGCGGGGGCGGCGGTCGTAGTCCATCACAGGGCCGCCTGGGGGAGCGCGTCGAGCTCGGCGACGGACATGGCCGTCTCGCGCACGGCGGGTGCGGTGCTCGGGTAGACCAGCAGGCCCGCCGGGAACGGCCAGCGGCCCTCGCGCCGAAGCGCGTTGATCGCCATCAGACGCGATTGCTCGTGGCGATACGCCTGGAGCGGGTCGAGGCCCAGCGCGGTTTGCACGCGCTCGACAGCGGCGGGATCGGGGACGGGGAGGAACATGGTCAATCTCCGGTTGGCAGTGCGGATCGCACTCACAGGCCCCCAGGCGGGGGCTAGTGGCTGCGGTCAGGCGATTTCGTAGCGGAAGCTGCTGACGCGGACGCA